CTGGGCATCGACACCGAACGCGCCACGCAGATCCTCTCGCCGCTGCTGGGGTTTGCCCTGGCCTACGGCTGGTGGCTGCTCGCCCGGTGGCTGGAGTCCAAGTGGCCGTCCCTCGGGTGGCTGATCGGCAAGCCCGCCAAGCCGTTGTACGCGCCGGCCAATGCGACGGTCGTCGCGACGCCGACGGCCGACGGGCAGGCTGTTAGCATCACCACGGCGCCGGCCACCTGAGCTACCGATTGGCGCGCCTCGGACAAGCGCCCGATGGCCCCGCACGAGATGGGGCGGCACGGGGTCGCCTGGGCTGGCCGAGCAGCCGGGGCGGCCCACCTGGATCGCACTACCGCCGCTATTCTGGCGGGGCGTCAACCTTGGGGAACGGAGCGGCCCCGCACCTTAATGGGTGCGGGGCCGCTGTCGTCCGAAGGGGGACCGGGGCAGCCTAGTGGCCGCGCCGGGTGCGGGTCATGAACCATCCGCCGGTGAGCAGGCCGAGACCGGCCAGGAGCGCGGCGAGCCCGATCAGGGTCGCCTTGCCGGCCGGGTAGCTGGTGCCGGTGGAGGCCAGCGCTGCTGCGGGGCTACTCGACGTGCTCGGGGCCGGCGCGGGGGCGCTCGACGACGCGACAGCGACGTGCTTCGCGGCTGTGGACTTCGGCTGGCTGTGCACCGGCGTGTGGCTGGAGCTGGTCACCGGCGGGGGCACGTGCGAGCTGGAAGATGACGGCGGGGTCACCGGCGTCGAGGTCACCGGCTTCGGGCAGGTGGCGTAGCTGAACACGTGGGTCCACTGGTGGATCACCGCGACTATGCCCCCGGGGGTGTCATCCCAGGCCTGGACGTAGACGGTGGTGTCTTGCTGATTCAGGAACGGCACCGTGTGAGTCCCGGCTGGCTGGGTGGGGTGCTGCCCGGCGTCGTCGGTGACGTCGTAGTGCACATTGGGCACCGCTGTCGTGGTGTAGGACGCCGGGGTGGCGATGCCGCCGTGGTCGACGTCGCAGACCTGCTGCGTCCAGCCCGGCTCGGGCACCGTCGGCGGCACGTACACAGTGCAGCCCTCGGGCTGCTTAACGGTCGCCTTGACCATCTTGTGGTCATCGACGTTGCCCTTCGCGTTCTTCCACGTGAACGTCAGCGACAGGGTGTCGCTGACCGCGCTCGCCGGGTACGAGACGACGAGGAATCCGCCCTGACCGCTGGCCAGTTCGTGGCCGACGAGCTGCTGATCGCCGGAGTGCTGGTCAGACTCGGCGGTGATGAACGCGTGGTCGGAGCTGTCCTCCGTGTTGGTGTAAACCCACGTCACCACCCACGTGTCGGTAGCGGTGCGGGGCGCCGGGGTGCAAGACGCGTCGCCGTCGAGCGTCGCGGTCCATGCGCCGGCATGCGCGATGCCGGCTGTGGCCGCCACGCCCAGTGCGAGCGCGACGCCCGCGAGCAGGGCTCTGATCTTCATCGGTCGATCCTTTCGGTCGGTGGGTAGCCCTTATGCTCTGGGAGCTGCCCGGTTCGGAGCTGGGATGATTTCGCGAGTCCTTGGGTGGGGTCCGAAGTCACCCCCCGGACCGGGCAGCGTCACGGCACTGACGGCATTGGCGGTAGCCCGTGCTGGGTCGCCGGTAGGTGTTGGCCTCGTCGTAGGCGTGGCCGGACGGACAGTGCGTCTCGGCGCCGTGGCCGCTGCCCGCGCGGCCCTTGGCCACCATGTCGGCCATATTGTCGGCGCGCGTGCCGAGCCAAAGGTGCCAGTCGGCGATGCACGGTCGGACGTCGCAGCGGTGTAGCACCATCAGGCCCGCCGGGATCGGTCCGTGCCTCTCGACCCAGGCCACCCGGTGCACTCGCTCGTCGCGTCCCTGGACGGTGATCTGCCCGTACCCGGCGCCGTCGAGGCAGCCACCCCATAGCAGGCACGGACCGAGCACGGCCGGCACGTGGCCCGGCGCAGGGCAGCGCTCAGCTCGTGCTGTCAGCCGGTCAAGGGTCGCGAGCATCGGGTCTCCTGGGTGGGGACGTGTCTGGGAGGCACAGACTGGCGGTATCAAGATCGGCTCGTCAAGTCGGCTCGCACCCGGCTAACGGCCCGCATTGCTGGACTTGACCAACCAGACTATTGTCTGGGGTGACAAGACAACCCCCACCCAAGGGAGACCGACATGACGTGGTTCCGCACCCACGAGCTCGGCGCCGCCAACGGCACCGCGTTCCACCGTGACGTCCTGCACATGAGCTACGCCGACCTGGTCGCGATGCTCGGCCAGCCCGACCCGGGCGACGGCGACAAGACTCAGGCCGAGTGGACCCTCGCGAACGACAACGGGCTGATCGCCACGATCTACGACTGGAAAGAGGACTGCCCCGCCCACCTCGTCACCGACTGGAACATCGGCGCCAAGCACACGATGACCGCGAAGGCCGCCATCCTGGCCCTCACCCGTGGCGAGGTGACCGAGTGAACACGCTGGCATGGGCGCAGCTCCAGCCGCTCGTCGACGCCGCGCAGCAGAACGTGACCGCAGTCGAGGAGCTGCGTGCGCGCTGGCACCGCGCCGTGGAGCGCGCCGGGCGCCTGCCGCGCGAGCAGGACATGTTCGCCGCCGGGATGATGGTCGGCTGGGAGCAGGCCATCTCGCTGCTCACCGGCGTGAAGCTCTCCGACGTCCACGCTCAGCTCCGGGCCGGTGAGCTGTGATGGCCCGCCGTTCCGGGCTGGAGTCCTTCCGCCGCAATCTGTACCTCGCCCAGCGCAGCATCGGCGACTATCAGGCCGCACGCCGGGGCACGCTGCTGCCCCGGCTGCTGCGGCGTTCGTTCCGCCGCGTGCTCGGCCGTGGCCTGTCCCGTCGGGGGCTGTGATGAATACCCCGTACATGAAGTCGCGGCTGGCCGACGTGTTCAAGGCCACCGACGCGGACGGCAACCTCGTGCTCGTCGGCCGGTTCGACGGCCAAGCCTCCGACGGCGCCAAGACCGACTTCCTGGCCAGCGAGGTCACCTGGGTGGTGTGGCTGCGTGGCGGCAGGGTCATCTCGGCGCACCGCTACTCCGGGATGATGCGCGAGACCGCACTGCGCGAGTGGCGCGAGATCGACAAGATGCCCAACACCACCCGGCTGCCCGAGACCGACCCGCTCGGCGTGATCGGCACCACCTGGAAGCTGTGGTGCCTGCCGGCCCGCCGCGCGACCGCGAAGGACGGTGCGTGATGCCGGCCCCGACCCGCGCCTACTGGACGATCGTGGTCACCTCGAACATGGAGGACGGCACGCTGATCGTCTCGGCGCACGGCCACTTCCGTGAGCTGGAGCTGGCCCGCGCCGCGCGCCGCAAGATCGAGGCCGGGCTGAACGAGGCCGAGCTGGGCCTGGCCCAGGTGGACATCGCCCGGATCCTCTTGCCGACGGTGAAGTCGGCCAAGGTGCTCCACATCGACGGAGGCCGCTGATGGCCGGCATCGACTGGGTCCACGACGACGGCGGCCGGGCGGACGCCGGCTTCCGGGGCACAGCCGGGGACTGCGTCACCCGCGCCATCGCCATCGGCACCGGGCTGGTCTACCGCGACGTCTACGACGAGCTGAACAGCCGCGCCCGCGACCGCAAGGAGCGCCGCCGAAATGAGGGCGCCCGCACCGGCATCCACAAGGACATCACCCGCGCCACGCTCGCCGATCTCGGCTGGCACTGGACGCCCACGATGGGCATCGGCACCGGCACCACCGTCCACGTCCGCGCCGACGAGCTGCCCGCCGGACGGGTGATCGTGCAGATGTCAAAGCACATCGCCGCCGTCATCGACGGGGTGCTCCACGACACCCACGACTCCAGCCGCGACGGCACCCGCTGCGTCTACGGCTACTGGACGCCCGGCGATGGGACGAGCCGTGGCTGACTACACGCCCGAGCAGGAGCTGGCGCTGGCCGCAGTCGAGGTCATCACGTCCCTGTCCGAGGCCAACTACCGGTCGCTGCGCAAGCCGGCCCGCCACACCGACCCGAGGGTCCACCTGGAGCGCATGGTGAAACTGGTGGACGCGGTCGAGGCGCTGTACCCGGGCTGGCTCGACCGGATCTACGCCGACAGGAAGGCACGCCGATGAACCACCGCGAGTACGGCTGGATCGAGCTGGCCGACCTGACACCGCAGCACCCGTCCCAGCTCCACGACCACTCCACCGAGTGGCTGTGCCGCGCCAAGGAACAGCTCGGCTGGCGCATCGACGCGTTCGCCGCCGTCTCCCGGCCGGCCACGGCCGAGTCCGACGCGCTGCGGTCCCGGCTGGTGCGCGCCCGGCTCATCGTCGAGGCCGAGCTGGACGAGCGGCTGGCCCGCACCCTGACCGACCTGCCTGACCTGTCCGAGCTGTACCGGCTCGGGTACCGGCAAGCCGGCCGGCTGCTGTGAGCTTCTACGCCATCTATGGCTGCCCCGTCCACCGGGGCCGCGTCGAACCCGCACCCCTCGGGCCGCCCACGCCGCCGCAGTGCGGCTGGGCGCCCGAGGGCGAGTGGCCCTGCACCGAGAGGCTGGTGATCACCCGATGGCGCTACGACCCCGCCGAGGCCGACCCCACGCCGCCGCACGGGTGGACGATCTGGCACTGGGCACTCGGCGTGCTCGGCATCTGGTGCGTCATCGCCTTCGGTGCGCTGTGCATCTATGCCGCGACCCGGGGCCGCTAACGCCCGCAAAATTGTCTGCGCTGCACGCGATACTCGAACCCCCAACCCAAGGGAGATCGCAATGACCCATCCTGACCTGGCCGGCATCGCCCGGCCCTGGAGCTGCCCAGGAGGCTCGCTCGTCTGCTCCGTGGACGTCGACCTGGACGTGTGGCGCGCCGAACGCAGGAAGCTACTCGGCGCCTCTGACGTCGCGGTGCTCTTTGGCCACGGCTACAAGGACGAATTCGGTCTGTGGGCCGACAAGACAGGCCGCCTCGACGAGTCGCCGGAGACCGAGTCGATGGCCCGGGGCCGGGCGTTCGAGCGGGAGATCATCAAGTTCTGGGCTGAGCGGCAGGCGCCGTTCCCGGTCGCCACCCGCAGGCAGGGCCTGATGCGGTCCCGGGCGTTCCCGAACGGCGGGGCCACCGTCGACTCGCTGTCGATCTGCCCCGCCGGCAAGTGCCTGATCGAGGCCAAGGTGCAGTCCAGCTTCGATGAGTGGTTCGACGATGACGGCAACGACACCGTCCCGACCGGGTTCCAGTTCCAGGGGCAGTGGCAGCTCGCCGTCACCGGACGCGGCCACATCCACTTCGTGGCGCTCGGCCCCCGGTTCCGGGTGCAGCACCGGCGGATGGACCGCGACGAGGAGCTGATCCGGGCGATGTTCACCCGGGCTGACCACTGGTGGGACAAGCACATCGTGGCCGACGTGCCCCCGGCGCCGTCGGAGAAGTCGACGGGGCTGCCCAAGCAGCTCTACCGCGACCCGGTCGACGCGGTCGCGCTGCTGCCCGATGAGGACGCCGAGGCGGTGCGACGGGCGCGCAAGCTCTACGTCGAGCTGGCCGCGCTCAAGGCCGAGTACGACGGGCTCGTCGCGCTGCTCCAGACCCGCGCCGGCAACGCGAGCGAGCTGGCGTGGCCCGACGGAACGCCGATCGCGTCGTGGAAGCCGGGCAAGCAGATCGACGGCGCGGACCAGGCGTGGCAACGCCGCCACCCCGAGTGGTTCGAGGACTACTCGCAGCCCGCCCGGAAGATCGACAACAAGGGGCTGGCCGCGCTGATCGAGGAGCACCCGGAGGCGCTGGCCGAGCTCCGGCGCCGACGGACCTGGACGTGGTCGGGGTGACCGGCGACCTGTCTCGCCGCGAACGAGAGGTCGACCGGCTGCTGCGCGCCCGGCCCAAGTCCGGCGCGTTCGAGCCGTTGCCGACCGATGACGTCGTGGCCGATGACGAGACCCCGCCCGAGGTCCGCCTCACCACGAAGGACGTCGAGACCGGGGAGCGTGAGCCGGAGTTCTACCGGCGCCGGCACCGCAAGATCTTCGGCCGATGACGCCCGACATGCAGATGCTCGTCGAGGCCGCCCGCCGGGAGCTGATCGTCTGGTCGCCGCAGGGCTGGCGGCCCAAGCTGAGCCGGCCCGCCTCGATGGGTGCCGGGGTGCGCGGCATCCGCACCCACCATGACCCGCTCGGCCCGTACTGGGCGGACCTGATCGAGATCCTGATCCGCGACCACATCCTGATCCATCCCCGCACGCTGTACCCGGCCGCCGCGTACAGGCCGCTGACCGTTGACGAGACCCGGATCCCGGGCAAGCTCGTCGTGAAGCAAATCCCCACCCCAAGGAGAAAGCCATGACCGAACCGACCACGTCCACCGCAGCCCGCGAGGCCGCCGGGCTCAAGCCCGGCAAGGAGGTCGACCGCGTCGTCAACCTCCAGGCCGAGCTGATGCTGATGCAGGAGCAGTTCCAGCTTGCGATGCCACGCGGCATGGAAGCCACCCAGCTCATCCGCGACGCGATCACCGCCGTCCGCAACGTCCCGCAGTTGCTCGCCTGCACCAAGCCGACCCTGTTCGGTGCGCTGATGACCGCCGCGCAGCTCGGGCTCCGACCCAACGTGCCCGCGCTCGGGCACGGGTGGGTGTTGCCGTTCAAGAACAGCCAGCGGGGCGTGACCGAGGCGCAGTGGATCCTCGGGTATCAGGGCATGATCGAGCTGGCGCAGCGGTCCCAGCTCGTCGCCGAGATCAAGGCCCACACGATCTTCGCCGGTGAGGACTACGAGATCGAGTACGGGCTGGAGGACAAGCTCGTGCACCGGCCCCGGTTCGACGCCGAGAAGGGCGAGCCGATCCTCTACTACGCCGTGGCGCGGATGGTGAACGGCGGCCGGGTGTTCCACGTGATGGGCCGCGACGACGTCGAGACGATCCGCCTCCGCTCGCAGTCCGGGCGCAACGCCCGGTCGCCGTGGGCGACGGACTACGACGCGATGGCCCGCAAGTCCTGCGTGCGGGCGATGTTCAAGTTCCTGCCGAAGTCGACGCTGCTCGCGCAGGCCATCGCGTCGGACGAGTCGGTCCGCGTCGACCTGTCCCCGGACGCGCTGGACCAGTTCGACGGCGAGCCGGGCGGCACCGGCGGCACCGAACCGCCGACGGCCGAGCAGATGGAAGCCGAGCAGGCCAGCGACGCGGCCGAGGCGTCCCAGGAGCCGACACAAGCTGTCCCGCCAGCCGGGACAGCCGACGATGAGCAGGGCCGCGCTCGCGCCCGGCAGACGGCCCTGTGGAAGGGGCTCCGCGACGCCGGCATCGACAAGCACGGCGGGCAGCTCGCGTCGGTGCTCAAGGTGATCCAGCACGGCGCCACCATCCCGATCGAGTTCGCCACCACCGACGAGCTCAAGGCGGCACTGGCGTGGAACCCGCCGGTGGCGGCCCCGAGCGAGCCCGAGCCGGCCGCAGCACCTGTCGCCGGCCCGGAGGCCACGGCGCTGTCCGACGCGGACCAGGAGGCCGCAATCGACGCCGCCTACGAGGCCGAGCGGTTCGAGGCCGAGCACGCCGGGCAGATCGACCTCGGGGACGACCCGGATGGCGACAACAGCTAAGCCAGGCTGGGACATCGGCCGTCCCGTAGTTCTCTTCCGAGGGGGCTATCGGGACGGCTGGTGTTACTTCGAGGCCGACGCCGAGCAGGAACGCCACTCCACCGAGCATGTCGGCAAGACGATGCTCTACGTGCCGACGGACCGGTTCGAGGCCCACCCCACGTTCCCTGCCGTGTCCTGCCGGGTGTGGCAATTCACCGGCTAGACCTTCCACATGTGAACAACCCTGTGGATGATGTCGGCCCCGGCACGTACATTGGTCTTGTGAGAGCAGACAGGCGCCCGTGTGGAGGCGCTGCTCCCTGAGCCGAGGAGGCCGCGATGAGCGCAAACAGCACGCTCACCCGCGACGCCCTGCCCGCCACTCTGTGCGCCCGTTGCCTGCGCCACCGAGTCCTGATCACAGTCGACCGCCACGGCTCCCGGAAGGTGCTCGACGAGCTGCGCGTCCCCGGTGGCCTTTACGACCTGGACGAGCGGGGCCGGGCTGTGCGCCGGCCCATCGCCCGCGTGGTCGCCGAGGCCGCCGACGCGCGCGCTGGCCGGCTGAACACCACCCGGGGCTACGCGGTGCATGAGTGCCCCGCTGCCCGGCCGCGCCGCTCGCACTGAGCTATCGTCGCGCGGTAGCCCGGGGCCAAGCGCGCCGGGAAGTCGTCGAGCCGGGGGCAGAAACCTATTGGGTGGGTCTGCCTCTCGGCCGGCGCATGCCCGGCACCGGCGTCGGCGGGGACCGTCGCGAAGACCGCCACACCTGGTGCCGGGCGCTATGCTCTCGATCGAACCGGGGAACACGAAAGGCCGCCAGCCACGGCGGCCCTTCGGTGAAGCTCCCCACCAAGTCTGACAGCCCCAGACTGGAGGTAGCGCCGAGTGTATCCGCCATCGCCGACACCGCGCGACCGCTCACCCTGAGCCCGCCCCGCTAGCCGTAGCGGAGGCCGTGGCCACGACCGACCAGCTACCCGTTCTACCCGAGCAGCACAGCCACGAGCTGGCAGCCACTCGGGTCATAAGTGCGCACCCTGCGCCCCGCCCCCAACCGGGTTCGGCCGGCGCCGCCACGATGCTCTTGGCCAAGCGGAGCTTGGCGTCCAAAGGAACTGAACTGTCCTGTGCCGTTGTGGTTGGGAGACGAATAACGTGGTCGCCCTGCGAGGAACCCACCTTGCAACTCAGCCCCCAGCCTTGTACCACAGACCGCGCGCGAGACCGCCTGCCAGCGGCGCCGGCCGGGGATATCCTGTCTGGTCTAGCAAGACCCCAACCCAAGGAAGGAACACCCGCATGACCCGCATCAAGATCCCGTCCAGCGTGCAGGAGGCCGTCGACTCGCTCGGTGGCCTGGAGGCGTTGTTGACGGCCAAGCAGTGGACCCGCGCTGCGATCGTCGCCGCGTTCGTCCGGCTCGACAACAAGCCCGGCCCCAAGAGATCGGCTGATTCCAGCCGATCTCTCACCCCGGCCGGCTTCGCGAAGCTCGGCATCAACGGGCTCAAGTCCAAGGACACAGTGCAGCTCTACGCCGAGGCGTGGGCCGCCGCCGTCGCCGACGGCAAGGCACAGCCCGTCGAACCCGGCAAGTCCGTCGCGCTCCCCGACGCGCCCTGGCCCTACGAGCCGAAGAACGCCCGGCTCTACCGCGAGGCCCACCCCGAGGAGATGGCCAAGATCGAGCGGACCGCCGCCGAGCACGACGTCTCCCCGAACACCGTGATCCAGGTGGTGAACACCCCGGCCGCCGTCGCCGCCGCGATCGAAGCCGACCCCAAGATCGCCGGTGAGGCCGCCAGGTCGCTGACGAAGCTCCACAACGAACGGGTCCGCCGCGCCGAGCGCAAGGCCGAGACCGACCCCATCCCCGCGAAGATCGACAGCCGCGTGGCGCTGCTAGACCTGGCCCGGGCGCTGTCCACGTTCAACCGGGACACCGGCGACGTGTTACGCCGCGTCGGCGACCTGCCCGACGTCGACCGCACCCTGCTCACCGAGGCGCTGGAACGTGCCGAGATCACCCTCGCCGCTGTGCGCCGCTTCGTGGAGACCGGCAAGTCCGACCTGGACGCCGGCATCGAGGCCATCCTGAGCGAGGCACGCTGATGGGCCGCCCGGCCGAGCGGCCGACGTGGGCCGCCGCGATCTTCGAACACATCCCCGAAGTCGGCGTGGACGGTGACATCTGGCGCGGCAAGGCCGAGCTGGCTGCGCTGACCGGGCTGACAGCGGCGCAGGTCGCCGCCGCCGTGGCCTATCTCCGCGATACCTACCCGGACCTGCCGCTCGTCTCGGGCCGGGATGGGTACCGCTGGTCGACCGACGCCGATGACGTGGTCGCGTTCCGGCAGTGGCGCGCCCGCACTGCGCACACCACGATGCGGCGTCTGTGGACTGGCGTCATGAAGCCATACCTGGATGAGCTCGGCGATGCGAAGGTCACCAACCCGATCACCAAGCAGTTCGAGCGGCTGTTGGAGGACATGGGGGAGCTGACCGCCTGACCGGCGCCGTAGCGGCCGGGGTTCGAGCTGACGAGGCTTGACCCCGGCCGCTATGGTCTGGGGTGACCAGACCCCCACCCAAGGGAGACGACCATGCCTAAAGGCCAGCACGGCGGCAACCGGGCCAAGAAGACCGGGCTCGCCCGGCTCGCCGGAGCCACCGGCGGCAAACGCCACGCCGAGCAAGGCAAGCCGCACGTGCCGCAGAAGGTCATCCGGGGCGGCAAGGTCACCAAGACCCAATCGACCAAGAAGCCGAAGCCGTGATGGAGCGCATGAACGCCAACCCGAACCCCGGCAAGTGCTCCAACTGCGGGGCGTCCTGGTCGCGGTGCGAGATGAAGCTGCGCCGCGACCAGCGCCCCTGCTGCGCGCAGTGCGCCGTCGCCGTGACCCACGACCAGGACCACGTCGTCGAGACGGCCCGCGCCCAGACCGAGGAGGATCTGCTCGGCCCGGCACTGGCCACGGTCAACCGCCAGATCGAGCTGCTGGACGCCGCCGCCAAGGACAAGGCGTCCACCGAGGCCCGTGCCGAGTTCGAGTACCGGCTGGCGTGCGAGCTGTGCTCCATGCTCGCCGACTACCTGAACGGCGTCCCGATCAAGCTGTCCGAGCTGTCGGTAGAAGCCCGCCGCCGCATCATCGCCTACCAGCACGCCCAGGGCCTGGGCCGGCTCGGCATCCCCGGCACCGATGACCGTGGCCCGCTGCCGTCGGTGCCGCACGTGGAACGGGGCCGGCGCGACCGGCTCGGCAAGATCATCGACGTCGACCCGCTCTAGGAGCCCACCATGACCCCACCCACCGAACAGCCCATCGACGCCAACGCCGCGCTCGCCGACCTCCGCGAGGCGATCCGAGGCTACGACACGGCCGAGACCACCGACGAGGAGCAGCACCACGCCGAGACGATCCGAGACCGCGCCGCCGACCTGGACACCCACCTGACGATGGGCGGCCGGCTCCCGATGGCGTGGCGCTCCCGAGGCCCCGAGGACGACCGGTGACGGTCCTGTTCTCCGGCGCCCCGCCGATCGCCATCTCCTACGGGCTGTTCACCCGGACCCTCCAGGACGCCGGCTGGATCCTGACCGAGTTCAAGCCGTCCCCGGCCCGGGACGGCTTCCAGCTCCACGGCGAGCACCGGCACCGCACCGAGACCCGAGGCGAGGGCACCGGCTGGCCACTACGCTGCTCGATCATCGTGACGCAGCACGTGTTTGACGACCAGGACTGGCTCCACGCCTCCATCTACCTCGGGGACAACACCACCCCGACCTACCAGGACATGACGATGCTGCACCGCGCCGTATTCGGTCGGCGCCGCCACTCCTGGCAGTGCTTCGTCCCGGCCGATCAGCACGTCAACCTCAAGGAAGTGCTCCACCTGTACGGCCGAGTCGACGGCCGGAATGTGCTGCCCGACTTCCGCATCCTCGGGACGATCTAGCCCCGACTTGCGAAACTGTCTGGGGGCCGGGCTATAGTCTTACTTGACCAGACCGTTTCCACCCAAGGGAGACCGCAATGACCATCACCACCACCGCCCGCAACGCGACGCTCGACGACATGGTCGCCCTGCTCCGCGACCAGCACGCCCGCAAGCTCGACGTCGTCGCCCCGGCGACCGCGCTCCGCTCCCGCAACGCTCTGATCCACGTCCGGGGCGCCGAGCAGATCCTCACCCCCGACGGCGTCACCACCACCGACGGCGTGTACCGCCCGACCGTCGTGTTCGACGAGGGCGTCGCCGACAAGCTCGGCATCCCGCTGGCCTACGTCCGCAAGCTCCGTGAGACGCGCCCCGACCTGTACGACGCCAACGTCAACGGCTGGCTCCACGGCCGGTCGGTCACCCGCCTGGACGCCGGCACCGAGGTCATCGCCGAGCCTGACTCGCGGTCGTTCCTGGTCCGCGCGTTCCGCGACGACGACGGCGGCACCGGCGTGGTCCGGGCGCTGCTGTCCAACGGCTACGGCGTCATGGACAACCTCGACGCCCTGGTCGCGGTCCTCGACGGCGTGCAGCAGGCCGGGGTCAAGGTCGAGGTCGGTCGCTGCGACCTGACCGACCGCCGCATGTACGTCCAGCTCCGGGCGCCCGAGATCACCGCGATGGCCCCCGAGCTGCTCAAGGGCTACCGCTCCCCGTTCTCCGGCGAGTCCGGCGACAAGCTGCCCGTCGTGTCGGCCGGGCTGGTCCTGCGTAACTCCGAGGTCGGCGACGGCGCCTGGAGCCTGGCCCCGCAGATCGTCGTGCAGGTCTGCACCAACGGCATGACCGTGACCCGCGACGCGATCCGCGCCGTCCACGTCGGCTCGAAGCTCGACGACGGCGTCATCCGCTGGAGCCAGGACACGGCCACCAAGAACGTCGAGCTGGTCGTAGCCAAGACCCGCGACGCCGTGGCGAGCTTCCTGGCCCCGGAGTACCTGAACGGTGCAGTGGCCCGCCTGGAGGCCAGCGCTGGCGCCCCGGTCGCCAAGCCGCAGGACACCATCACCGCCGTCGTGAAGCGTCTGGGCTTCCCGCAGTCGCACATCGACGGCATCCTGGACCACTTCATCAAGGGCGGGCAGGTCACCGCCGGTGGCGTCGCCCAGGCGTTCACCTCCTACAGCCAGACGATCGACGACGCCGACGTCGCCCACGAGATGGACGCCAAGGCCATCGAGGCGATGGAGTTCGTCGCAGCGAGCGCGTGACGCTCACCCCGACGTCAGCCCCGGCGCAGCGCCCCCCGACGCTGCCCGGGGCTGGCCCCACCCAGGAAGGATTCGCGATGGCGACTCGCACCCGAGGCAAGCAGCTCGACACCCGCGCTGCCGCAGCCAAGGCGGGCATCGCGCCCGGCTCGATCCAGCGGCTGCGCTACCGCGACCGCAAGGAGCCCCGCACCTACCCAGCCGGCCATGACCGGGCCGGCAAGCCGTGGCCCCGGTTCCCTGAGCCGGACGGCTACGTCGGCAACGTGCCCTGGTGGTATTCGGCGACCATTGACGCTCACCTAGCGGATCTCCGAGGCCCAGGGCGACCGCCGCGAGAGGCGCAGAGCGATGAGGCGTAGCCCTACCGGCACGCCGGTATCAGATCGGCTTGCGCGGTTGTCGCACACCGAAGGTGAGTGCCGGATCTGGCACGGCAAAACGGTGCCTTCGCGGGGCGGTGCTCGCTACGGCCAGATCAAGATCGCTGGCCGCTTGCGGCCAGCGCACCGCGTTGCGTTCGAGCTAGAGCACGGCGTCATCCCTCCCGGGCTCGAACCGGATCATCTGTGCCGGCGCACGCTCTGTATCCGCGTCGAGCATCTGGAGGCTGTGACTCACGGCGAGAATCTGCGCCGCGCTATCCGCCGGCCGCGTGTTGTCCTCTCGCACTGCCGAAACGGCCATCTCGTGGCCTTGCTCGGCCGCACCGTCAACGGCAATTGCCGGGCCTGTCAACGTGTCAACGATCGACGGCGCTACGCCGCTCGCAAGCCCCCACCCAAGGAGATCTGATGAGCCTGTTCCGCAAGCTGTTCCCCCGCCACCGCCGCGTCGGCACGGGCCTGCCGATCTGGGATGCCCTGGTCGCCGAGCTGGGCGATCCGGGCCTACGGTGACCCCGCGCAAGCCGGCCGAGCCCGAACCGGACCTGTGGCCCGAGGGCCACGCCTGGTCGACCACTGTGTCCCTTCGGCTGGTCTGGGCCGACGGGCGCTGGCAGGTGGCCGCCGACCCGGCGCCGGTGCGCGACCCGAACGGGTGCGGCTGCAACTACGGGCTGCACCTGACCGCCTCACCTGACGTCCGCAACCGGTGCCGGGCGATCGCGGCCAACCTCGACGCCGAGCCGATGCCCTCACCGGTGCAGCTCGCCCGCCAGCTCGCCGCGCTGGCCGACCTGATCCTGGCCCCCATCCCCGAGGAGACCCCGCATGCCGAAGCCTGACCACACTGAGCTGCCCGTAGAGACCGTGCCGATCGAGAAGATCAAGATCGACCCGCGCAACGCCCGCAAGCACAACCGCCGCAACCTCGACGTCATCCGGGCTAGCCTCACCCGGTTCGGGCAGCGCAAGCCGCTCGTGGTGAACGGCCGGTACATGGCGATCGCCGGCAACGGCACCGTCGAGGCGATGCGCGAGCTGAACACCGAAGCCCTCGGGCGGGAGCAGCCGGCGCCCTACGCTGAGGTCCACGTGACCCGGTTCCCGGGCACCACCGAGGAGGCCCGCGCCTACGCCATCGCCGACAACCGCTCCGGCGAGCTGGCCGAGTGGGAACAGGCGGTGCTGGCCGAACAGCTCGACGGGTTCAACGCCTCACTGCTCGACGCGGCCGGCTTCGACCAGGTGGAGCTGGACGAGATCTTGGCCGCCGCCGCGAAGGCCGAAGCCGGGGGCAGCCAGTACGGCGAGCAGGAGTTCCCCGGCCAGCAGCCCCACGCGGGCATGGCCGCGCTCGGCGAACGCTACGAGGGCAAGGCGACCCGGTCGCTGTACTTCGAGTACACCACCGACTTGTTCGCGTGGGTGGTCGAGCGGCTGAACGACTACCGCACCGCCCACGAGCTGCCCTCGAACGCCGAGGCGCTGATCGCGGTCGTGGCCGCCGTGTCCGGGCGGACCCCACCGGCTGGGCAGGCTGAGGGCGACGGCGAGACCGCCGCCGCTGAGCCCGAGGCTGCCGAGGGCGAGTCCGATGCCTGACGCCCAGGTGGAGTTCCGCCGCGCCCTGTCCAAGGACCAGGCCGACGCCCTGGTCGGGCAGATGGTGCCCGAGACACGCGGGCAGGTCATCAACGGCCCGACGGTCATCACCGACCCCGACCTGGGCGAGCCCGTCATCGCCTACCTGCCGCTGCCACCGGACTGGACGGCGCGCCTGACCGAGGCTGTTCTTGCGATCGACGGGTTCACCGGTCTGGGCCGCGCCGGCAAGCTCCGCTCGCTGTCGCGGACGTTCGGGATGGCGCCGCGCCGGCCGACGATGCTGCACGACTCGTGCCGGATCACCTCGCTCGCGCGGGATATGCCCGAGGTGCACGGCGTGCTCGCGATGCTGTCGCTGCACCTGGGGGGCATGCTCCGCACGATCAGCCCGGTCATCGCTGACCGCGACGTCCTGACGATCGGCGAGATCGACGACGACTGGCGGATGGCCCCGCACAGCCACTGGACCTCCGGCGTCGTCAACCACACGGCTCAGCTCCCGTACCACCGCGACAGCATGAACTTCGACGCCTGGTCGGCGATGCCCGTGGTCCGCTCCGGCGTGTCCGGTGGGGGGCTGCACATCCCCGAGTACGACGTCACCCTGTCGTGCCGCTCCGGCTACGTCGTGTTCTTCAACGGCTTCCGCCTGGTCCACGGGGTGACGCCGCTGACCAGGATCCGCCCGGCCGCCGCCGGGCAGCCGAAGGGCTACCGCTATTCGATCGTGTACTACGCCCTGCGAGGCATGAAGGACTGCGCGACGTTCGCGGCAGAGCTCGCCCAGGGGCAGGCCAAACGCACCGAGCGCGAGGAGAACCAACGGGCTGTCGTGAGTGGGGAGAAGTCATGGCGATGACGCTGGCGCAGGCCCGCGCGGCGATCGGGCACAAGGTGCGCTACCACCCGCCCATCGCCGGGGCGACCGACCGCACGGAGGTCGGCGTGATCAGCTCGGTCAACGACCGCTACGTGTTCGTGGCGTACGGCCGGGGTGGCACGCAGGCGACCCGCCCCGAAGATCTGGAGCTGATGTGACCGGCTCCTGGACCGAGGGCACCGGGTGGGCCGACTACTGCACGTTCCACCACTGGCAGCTCAAGTCCGGTGACGTCGACCCGGTCTACCCGGTGCTGCGTGAGGTCGGCGAGCTGCTAGAGCTCGACGGTGAGGCCCGGCTGTGGCTGACGTTCCTGCACGTCGCCTACTACCACCTCGGGAGCGCGCTGGCCGCGTTCGAGGCCACCGACGGCAAGGTCGCGATGCCCCCGGCCGACCTGGTCCTGCCGACCGGGACGGAGCGCCGGGCGCACCGCGATCACCGCCAGCTCCGGGCGCACATGCGCTCCCTGGTCGACACGATCGACTCCTACGGCGGCATCAGCCGCTGGCTCGGTGGCGCCGCGTATGGCTCCGGCAGCAGCCAAGACCGGTGGAGCGCTGTATCGAGCGCGGTGACCCGGGTCCACGGGAACGGCCGGTGGGCCGCCTTCAAGACGGGGGAGATGCTGGCCGCCGTGAACGGCTTCCCGCTGGCCGCGCCGGACATGGGCCACGCGAACAGCACCGGCCCCCGCCACGGCCTCGCCGTGCTCTACCCCGACGTGCCGACCGGCAACGACCGGAACACCCTGGCCGAGCTGGACAGGCTGTCCCTGGATCACCTTGCGCATCTGCACGACGCCGGGCTGTCCGCCACCCTGGAGACGGCCGAGACCACCTTGTGCGACTGGCACGCCGTCACCGAGGGCCGCTATTACGTTGGCCACGATGTTGATCAGATGCTGGATCAGCTCCGCAAGTCCCCGACGCGCCTGGACGGGGTGGCGCTGATCGCCCGGGGCCGCAGCTTCGAGCCGCACCTGCTCGGCGAGATCTCCGGCTGGCCGGGCGTGCGCAAGGAGCTGAACCGCCGCTACCGCGACACGGGCCGGCTGCTGTGGTGGCTCGACGGGGTGAGCGCAGCGTGACGCTTCACCTGGAGGGCATGGGGTGGTTCGGCGCCGCGACCGCGTTCGCCCTGGAACGTAAGGGCATCGCCTTCACCTGGCACGACACCGACGTCGAGGTTCGGGCGTGGCCGGCCAGCACCGGCATGGTCTACCCCGCCGGAGATGAGCGCAGTGCGCGCAACCTCGACCTGTGGTGGAACTGGCACGAATCCAAGCTGTTCCCGGCCGGCATGGTCCGCCCGGTCAGCTACGTCTACACCCACAAGCAGCCCCCCCACGAGGGCCGCTACCGCCAGGACGACCTCGGGCCGTACCGAGTCGGCCACAGCGCGGGCATCGCTGTGGACGTCCCGGCGATCGTCCAGGCCGCCCGGCTGCGCTTCGTCGCCCGCCGCATCGACCGTGCCCGCCCGGGGCATCGGGTGCTGGTCGCTCACGGCTTCGGCGACCGGTGCGGGGCTCTGCGCTGGGGCTGGTCGGCCGAGGTGCAGCTCGACGTCCCCGACGCCCTCCAGGGCCTGCCGTATCGGGCAGCGTTCTACTCGCGCCGGGGCCGGTTCCAGATCGCGTACGCGTACGTCATCCCGACCCGGCCGGGCTGGTGGTGGGCCGGCTCGTCGCTGATCGCGCAGGCCAAGGACAGGCCACGCCGTCTGGACGCGGGCAAGCACTTCGACCGGTGGCTGGACGCGTGGCGCGAGCTGTGGCCGTCCGTCCCGGTCATCGGCGTCGGCGAGCTGACGCAGGGCTGGCGCCCGGTCCCCGTCGAGGGCGACACCGGCACGCTGGACATGCGGTCGGTGCCGCCGCTGTGGCACTCGGGCGTCCGCTGGGCGCCGGAGATCGTGGACCGTCTCGTGGAAGTGGAGCGCCGCCGTGGCTGACCTGGTCTACCTGATCGGCCCGCCAGGCGTCGGCAAAACCACGCTCGTGACCGCGATGGTCGGCGGAATGGACGACTTCGCCGAGCACTTCGAGCCGATCCCGCACCTGCGACGCGGCGACCTGGTCATGCCCGGCCGCAAGCGGGAGCCGTTCGGCGGCACCGACACCCTAGGCATGTCGATCGCCCGGTCAGCGGAAGCCTGGATTGCGTCGATGCCGGCGCCGCTGGTGCTCGCCGAGGGCGACCGGCTGGCCTACGCGAAGTTCTTCGGCGTCGCCGAGTCCGCCGGGTATCGGCTGCACCTGCTCCACGCCATCGCGAACCCTGGCACTGTCGCCTGGCGCCGCCGCCACCGAGCCGAGGAGGCCGGTACGCGCCTCCAGAACGAATCGTGGGTGCAGGGCCGGGGCAGCAAGGCCGCGCGGCTAGCGGCCCGCTTCGGGGCAGCGACCCTCGATCTGTCCCACCACGGCGCGGAGCCGATGGCCGCGACCGTGTTCGCTCTGCTCCGCAAGCGTGGCGTGCCGGTGAGCCTGTTGTGCCGCACTTGACTCGTCAGATATGGTCTGGGTAGACCAGACACCCCACCCAAGGGAGCACGCCGTGACCTCGACGCTCACATCGACAGCCTTCACCCACTGCCACGAGCTGACCTACCTCCGCAGCGTCAGCACCGGCTGGGACATCAGCCAGCCCGACGCCCTCTACGGCCACCGGCACGGCGTGTGCCGCGACTGCGGACGCGACATCACCCAGCTCGTCGAGGCAGGCGTGAAGGGCCGCGACAACCGGCACCCGTTCCGCACGAGCGAGGAGCTGGACCTGATCGAGGCCGCGCACGCCGAGGCCCTGAGCGCCTGCAAGCACTGCGGCGCGGCCGGTCACTTCGCCGAGCAGGCCGACGAGCCTGACGCCTACACGCCGGAGACGTACTGCGAGTTCCCCGGCTGCGACGAGCTGTGCGAGTTGGGCGCGTTCGCCGACCTGTGCCCCGCACACGAGTACGACCCGTTCGAGGTGGAGACCTGGAACGAGCGTCCCTGACGGCCCGGCCCAGCCCCCCCGCCGGGGCTGGGCCGGCCACCCCATGCCGGGCCGCGCGCCGAGACTTGACTCCGACGCGCGGCCCGGTACCCATCCCGAGGAGGAGCGCCTTGATCATCCTGTCCCACCACGCCCGGTTCGCCGCCATCCATGCCCTGGACAACCGGCCCCGCACCGACCCCGAGGGCCGCCTACACGGCCACACCTTCGACGTCACGGCCCGCTTCGACGCCAGCAACGGCGACATCTCGCCGACCGCCGAGATCGACTACTGGCTGGCCAGCTACATGGAGGGGGTGAACCTGTCCGACACGCTGCCGTTCCCCGCCTCCGGCGCTGCGATCGCTGAGCACCTGTTCGGCGTGTTCTACCAGTTCACCGCGAGCCTGGTCGAGGTAGAGGTGATCGTCGACCAGGGCACCGGCTTCACCTACCGACCCGACGGCCCGATGCCGCCGGCCCCACCCGAGGAGACCTGAGATGCCCGAGGTAACGCAGCACGTCAAGACCACCGAGGTTTGGACGATCGAGCTGGCCGAGCACGAACGCTGGGTGCAGCCCTGCCGCTACAGCCGACGGGAGTTCACCGTCGACACGGTCATAGTCACCTACGACAGCTCCACGATCGACCCGACCGCGCCGCAGGACGTCTCGGTCCGGATGTCTGGCCGGCGCAAGCTCAAGTCCGGCGAGTACAGCAAGGATCTGGTCGCCGAGACCTACCACCCGGGCAGCATCGTCGCCGGCCGGCTGCCGTCGCTGCTGGAGGACGCGGTGCGCAGCGCGGGCCTGGCGTTGCCGTCGTGAAGCTGTTCCAGGGCATCCCGCGCTACCGCCTCGATGAGCTGGCCGCGATGCCGACCACCGCGCAGGACAACTTCGGTGACCTCAAGTGGGACGACGGCCGGGTCCGGCTGTGGCTGTCCCGCACTGGGCTGGCCGACGGCGAGCCGTACGAGCACACCGTCACCGCCGAGCTCTGGGACGCCCGCACCGGGGCGTGGCGCCTGCTCTACCACTACGACGCTAAGCGGCCCTCGATCGTGTCCTGCCCGGGGGGCTGCTGATGCCCTACGCCGACGGCACCACCGTCTCGATCGACCGCTCCATGACCGAGCTGGCCGGGCTGCTCCGCAAGCACGGCGCGACCGGGTTCGCGTTCGGCGCCGACGAGGAGCAGCGCATGACCCGCGCCCAGTTCAAGCTGGCCGGCCGCGTCTACCGCCTGGACGTCGCGATGCCCGACCCGGCCGGCTTCTACAAGATGCGCAACGGGCAGCGCCGCACCGAGACGCAGGCCCGCGCCGCAGCCGAGAAAGAGGACCAGCGCCGCTGGCGGTCCCTGGTGCTGGTGGTGAAGGCCATCCTGGTCGCGATCGCCGACGGCGTGCTCCGGGCCGAGGACGCCCTGCTCGCGTTCACTGTGCTCCCCGACGGCGCCACGATGTCGACGTGGGCCGCCCCGCAACTGGAGGCCGCGCTCACGCAGCACATGATGCCGGGGCTGCTGCCCGGCGCCGGCCCCACCCAACTGGAAGGACGCAGCACATGACCCATATCCCTGACGAGTCCGATCTACGCGCCGTCGAGGAGGCCGCTGGCCGCAACGACGTCGACACCGGCGACGTGCGCAAGCTGGTGGACGAGATCCGCCGCCTGTCCGGCCGGGCCACCGTCGACGAGGCGATGGGCAACCAGCTCGTGGCCGGCGCGCTCTGGGCGGTGCTCGGCGACAAACGGGTCCGGGAGCTGTTCCCCTCGCTCGGGCGCGTGATCGGCATCAGCGGCGAACCGTCGATCGACTTCGAGCTGTCGTTCATGCGCGGCACCTACCGGCTCACCGTCATCCGGGTGCCCGAGGAGACATGAGCCAGCCGGCGCTGTTCCCCGACCTGCCCGACCCGCCCCCGGCTGAGCCGGGGCTTTCGGCGCAGCGCCGCGTGACCCTGCGCCAGCGCGCCGACATCGCCGCCGGGCGCCATCCCCTGTCCCACGGCCGGCTCAGCGCCGATGCGGACGCCCGGTGCGGCAACTGCCGGTTCCGGGTGCTGGAGCAGTGGCACGACCGCAAGTACCCGAAGTGCACCGTCCGCGACGCCGCCCGCATCGCCCACTCGGCGCAGTCCGACGTGCGGGCCTGGTGGCCCGGCTGCACCGACCACGAGTACGGCGACAGCGCCCTGTCCCCCGACGCCGCCCGCAGCGGCCCACCCAAGGAGAACACCCATGGCTAACCGCCCCTACAAGGCCGCCGCCGACCCGCTCGCCGTGGCCGAGTCCGCCCGCGTCATCGCCGAGGTCTGCCTCCACCGTCTGATCAACGACGGCCGGTCCATCCTCGACGAGCTGGCCCGTCTCCGCTCCGCTGAACGCCAAGCCGAAATCGCCGCCGTGGCCAACCGCGCAGACCACGAAGCCATCGCCCGCGTCCGGGAGCTGATGCAGACCTGGGACCTAGCCGGTGGCGAGACGATCCGAGGCTTCGCGCAGCAGCTTTCCGACGCCCTCGACCCCCCGTCGTGGGACACCGCCGACACCCTCAACACCGAACAGTCTGCTGCGACCGGACTCGACCCGGCCCTCACAAGCCCAGATCCGGGCATCGCGGCCGACACCGCGCGGAACCCCTGATGTACGCGATCACCGTCAAGCAGCCCTGGGCCTGGGCCATCGCCGCCGGGTTCAAGGACGTCGAGAACCGCACCACCAACTGGTCCTACCGTGGCCCCCTCGCGATCCACGCTGGCCGCCACTGGTCACGACGCGGCGAGGGCTCCACCCTGATCGAGACGGCGTGGCGCGCCCGCATCGCCGCCAGCATCCCGGTCGCCGCAGGCCAACCCGAGTTCGTCACCGGCGCCATCATCGCCGTCGTCGACCTGGCCGACATCCATCCCGCCGCCGACTACCAGTCGTCCCGGACCTGCTGCGAGCCCTGGGGTGAAGCCCGCTACCGCAGCGCCGATCACAGCCTCCGCACCGACGTCGTCCACCTGGTGCTCCGCGACGCCCGCCGCATCACCCCGCCGATCGACTGCCCCGGAGCCCTCGGGCTGTGGGCGCCGCCACCCGAGGTCCAAGACCTGCTGGCCGCGCCGTGACGGGCTACCGCCCCGGCCCACCGGCGCATGAGGCCATCCGCCGGTACTGGCTGGACATCAGCCCCTGGCGCCAACAGCTCGTCGTACACCTCGGTGGCAACGAGCCCTGCTGCTTCGCCTGCCAGCTCGGCTTCGACTCCTGGACCCACACCGAACGCGCCCATCTCATCGCTCATGCCCACGGCGGCCCCTCCACCCCAGACAACCTGGTCCTGCTATGCGCCCTATGCCACGCCACCATGGACGTCCTATTCGGCCACCCGACGTGCCCGCCCGAGCTGAAGCTCACCTGGATCGCCCACCACCCCGGCTGGTACGCCACCCGGCTACCCCACTGGAAAGCCGCCATCGGACAGCTCGACGAACGGAGCTACCAAGCCCAAGTCGCCGCAACACAGGGAATCGACCCAACGTGATCCGCCCGGTCCGCGCCCTCGTGAGCGCAATGCCCGAGTGGACGGCCGGGCGCACCGTGCGAGGCATGAGAAAACATCTGCGCTACGGCGCTCTCGTCCTGTCCGCTGCGATGCTCGGAGCGATGGCCACGCTGGGCCTCACCGCTCGGGCGACCACACCGAACGACCAGATCCACGCGTGCGTCTACAACGGGTTCCTGCTGGGGCTGGGGACGGGCGCGGTCCGCGTCATCCCGGCCGGCGCGACCTGTAATGCGGGCGAGACCAGCCTGAACTGGACGCAGACGGGTGTCAGCTTCGGCCCGTCCGGCGTCCGCAAGGTCGACGGCGCCCCCGTGTATCTCACGCCCACCGCCGAATATCAGCCTGTCACCGTGTCGTGCGCCGCGAACGAGACTCCGTTCAACGGCTCCTGGCACATCGACACCTACAACGGCGAAATCGTCAACGGCCACCCCGCCAACGTCAACAACGCAGCGGTGAACGGCGGACCCACGTCCTACACCTACCCGCCTGATCCGGCGCCGACCTACACCGTCAGCATGTTCAACCAAGCCGGCGCCTACCTCGTCACCGTCCACGCCACCGTCTACTGCCTCACCACGAGCTAGCCGATGCGCCCTGTCTCCCCGAAACGCGCCCGGACGCTGGCTCGTCGCCGCAGCAACGTCCGGGACCGGGAGCATGGGCACCCAGCGTGTGCTCGGCAGGCGATCTGCGGGAACGCGGCCGATGACCTGCACGAGATCGTGCGGCGCTCTCAGGCCGACTCGGCGGCCCGCGTGGACCTCCAGGTCTGGCTGTGCCGCCGCTGCCACGACTGGGTCGGCGCCCACCCGGCCGAGGCCGCCGCCGAGGGCCTCCACATGACCGGCGCTGAATTCCGGCGCAAGCGCGACGCCGCTGACAACGGTCTTGCGCTTGCAGACTCAGCGGCTATCGTCGGCACCATGTCACCACCCAAGGACGACGACCGGGTCAACGTCACAGTGCGGATCTCCCGCTCGGGCATCGCCGAGCTTGACCGCCGCATCGGGCAGGTCGGCCAGACGCGTGCCGAGGTGATCCGGGCGATGCTGACGTTCGCTGCGACCTACATGGACGACCACGGCCGGCTCCGGCTCCAGCGCCGTGCCGGGCGCCCACAGCCCAAGCCGAGCGATGGCGGCCGGGGCTGATGCGCGTCAACATCCGCCAACCCGCCCCGGGCGACACTGTGCTGCACCCCGACGCGTACGCCGACCACATCGGCCAGGACGTCCAGATCCTGGCGTCGCTGCACGTGGTGCCCACTGCCAAGGGCAAGCTGCTCGGCGCGAAGGTCGCCGCCGACGGCCGGTCCGCATGGCTGACGATCGAGGTCACGTCGCTGGCCGGCTTCGGAACGGAGGAGAACTGATGCGCCCGATCCCGGAGGTGATGCACCCGGCGACCGCCGTCGAGATCATCAACAGCATGGTCTGGCCCGAGCACTGGCCGAAGATCACTGCCGAGGTGGCGCCGCCCCGCACAGTGGACGACCCGGTCGAGGGCGAGGTCACGCTCAATCCCGAGCTCCAGGTCCACGCCGAGTACGAGCCGTGCGACTGGATCGGCCACCACAAGCCGGTGGTGCACGAGGTCACTCTCGCCGCCGACGGCTTCAATCCTGTCCACGTCGACCAGGTCTACGCGCTGACGCGCAACGCCTGGATGGCGCTGATCGACCACACGGTGCGCAGCCACCACGAGGGGCGCATCCTGAACGAGATCCGCGAGGAGCAGGCGACCGGCCGTAGCATCCTCGACGCGTTCCACGCGGCGCAGTTCATCTCGGATGGCGGGAGCACCTGATGCCGGACTTCGTCAGCCACGTCAACCCGAAGGATCTGACACCCGGCCAGCACGCCCACATGGACCAGAGCTGGGCACGCGCCAATGAGGGCTGCGACATGCTGGTCGAGCTGCTCCGCGCCCACTACGAGACGTGCACGTCGGGGCCGCCCTGCGTCAGCAACAACATCGCGCAGTCCTTCGAGCTGCTGGCCGCTGCCGGCCCGGCTGAGGTGCTGGGCGTGCTCCACGCCGCGCTGCACCGCCTAGCGACGGCGCCGGCCGATGGCTGAGGCCGACGACATCCCCACCCAGCGTGAGCTGATCAACCGCGCGCTGGCCACCCTCGCCGAGGCGTGGCGACAGATGGACAAGCTGGCGATGGCCGGCAACGTGAAGGCCGCGCACGCCCTCGTGTCCATCGCCGAGGCACGTGCCCGGATTCTCGGCATCAACCCGATCACCTCACCGGAGGTGGCAGAACAGGAAGCGAGCGACCGCCCGTGTCCCAGCCAGCCCGAGCCCAAGGAGCCCGAGTGAAGAACGCCAACCAGCTACCGCTGTTCGAGGAAAACGCGGTAGCGAACAGCACCGTGAAGATCACCAAGGCCGGGGACGGCCTCTCAGCCGCGCTCAAGGTCGCCCCGGAGGCCCTGTTCCTCGGGTCGGATCAGTACTTCGTCCTGCACGGCCGGGTGACGCAGGTTGGGCACAAGGACGTCGATGGGGTGGTGACCCGCATCCACGTGATCGAGACGCAGGGCATCACCGCGATCGACCCGGAGCTGGCCCGCAAGTCGATCGACGAGGCCGCGCTGGAGACCGAGCGGCTCCGCGCCGAGCAGACCGGGCAGACCTCGCTGGATGAGGCTGAGGTGGTCGACGCGGACATCGTGGACGAGGCCGACCCCGTCGGCTCGACGGTGGAGGCGAGCGAGCCGGACAACACGGTGCCGTTCAAGCGGGCCTCCGGCAAGGCCAAGAGCTAGCCGCACACCGTGCTCGACACGATGGACGCCGCGCCCGGGCAGACCTGCGAGAGCTGTCACCGCGAGGTCGACCCGGGCGAGGTGCTGTACGGCCACGTCGATGAGGACCGCTGCTGGGGGGATGACCCGTTCGGGCTGCTCGATCTGCACAACGGCGGCCCGAACAGCGACTTCGATCTCAAGTCCGGCCGGCAATCCTCGGGCTGGATCTGCCAGCACTGCTACCTGGCCACCGAGCCGGGCTGACTCTGTCTGGCCGGGCCGGTATGGTCTTGGCTGACCAGACAAACCCCCACCCAAGGAGTACCGCATGAACCGCCGTCAATGGCTCGTCTACCTCACGAGCCTGTTCACCCGCCTCTGGACGCAGACCCGTGGCATCCGCCGCCCGAAGGCCCGCGCCCTCGCCCTGGTGGCCGGCTACCGAGCCGAACGCGCCGCAGCAGGCTGCCCGCTGTGCGCCGTGGCCTCTGCCGACTCGTACAGCGCCGGCATCGCTCGCACCATCGAGGGGCCGTTCGGGCTGCCCCGCGCCGCGCTGGCGCTCGTGTGGTCCTGCCTGATCCTGTCCGTCGGCGCGCGCGACACGCTCGGCTGGCGTCGGGGCGGCATCTGATGATCACCGTGCCCGTGTTCGGCGCCGCTGATGAGGCCAACGTCGAGCCGGCTGTGCTCGGCATGCGTGTCCTGCTCGCCCAGGACGCCGACCGCTACGACCACGATCCGGCCGCGATGGAAGCGGCCGGGGAAGGCCCCGGCACCGTCGTGGGGATCGTGGCCGACCGCCCGGACAGTCCGCTGCTAATCGAGTGGCCCTCGGGCGCCCGGTCGTTCCACGGCCAGTACGCGCTGGTGGCCACCGGGTGGCCCATCCCGGGCGCCGCTCAGCCGGCCGCTGACGACACGTCCAAGCACAGCCCGGTCAGGCAGCAGGCCATGGTCGACGCTGACTGGGACGCCGACGGCGGCATCAGCATCGGCCGCACCGTCGGCACGGGGTTCTCCTCGCTCGGCTTCACCGTCGAGCAGGCCAGCCGCATCCACGCCCAGCTCACCGAGCTGCTGGGCCTGACCAAGCCCGAGCTGCTGCCGATGCCGCCGCTGGCCACCGCCGACGAGGAGGACGACTACTTCACGCTCGGACAGGAGCTGGCCTCCATCGCCGACCGGGAGCTGCGCGTGGCCACGGCGTTCCTACGGGGCCTGAACACGTTGCAGCTCGACGCCATCACGCCGACCCGGACGCACGACGCGACGCTCCGCGACGGACGCGGCCAGGTGCTCACCGTCGGGGCCCGGGTGCACCGACTGTCCGACGGCGCCGAGGGTTCGCAGGTCGGCGTTGTCGTGGCGCTGATGCCCGACGGGCTGGAGAACCCTGACGAGGTGTCGGTGCGCTGGGGCAAAGGCCCCGACGGGCCGCTGCTGGTGACCCGGCCGCACAAGCTCGTCCTGGTCTGATGCCCGGCGAGCTGGCGGCCCGAGCGGACGCCCAGCACGCCGGCTACCCGCACATGCAGGGCCGGTGGGCCGACTGGCTCACCGGCCGCATCACGCGCCGCGTGTACCGGTTCGGCGTCCTGTACTTCGAGACCGGCGAGCCCACCCTGGTCGACCCGGACGGCCTCGACGGCAACCCCGAGCGTCTGTGCTACAGCTTCCGCGTGATGGTCGAGATCACGCTGCCCGCCGAGCGAGTGGAGATCACCGATGCCTGAACAGCGCAGCGACGACAACGCCCTGGCCAAGGTGGGCCTGAACTGGGCGCACCGCACGAGCCGGCTACTGGTGCGCCGCACGAGACAGCTCACTGTCCGCCTGTCCGCGAAGACCGTGAGCGCGGCCGAACGCGCGGCCGATGAGGACGGGCTGACGCTGGCCGGCTGGGTGGAGCAGACGCTGCTCGCCGAGCTGCTGGCCCGCGCGAACCGCCGCATCCACTATGGCAACATCCAGGCCGACCTCGACGCAGCCGACCGGCGACTGCGCGAGGGCTTCGACGCGGCCGAGCACCCCGTAGACGGCACCCCGCCGTGACGTGGGCGCTGATGTGGACCGGCGCCGTCTGCACCGCCCTCGGGCTGCTCCTGGCCGCCGTCACCCTCCCTCGGAAAGGCCCCACCCACCATGGTCGCCCTCGTCGCCGAACTGCTCTTCATGGTTGTCTCGGCGCCCGCCGTGCTCTGGCGGATCATGTTCGGCAAGAAGACCCCGCCACCCAACAAACGCCCAGCCCGACCCAAGGGCCGGCACAAGAGATGATCGAGAGGTAAGAACGATGACAGCACTGGTGCAGATCACCGACAACGTGTGGGTCAACCCCGATGCGGTGCTCGCGTTGCAGTCCGTGGCCACCGTGCCCGGCGAGGACGTCCCGCCGCAGACAGTGATCATGCTGGGCGCGGCGCTGGTCGCTGGCGGCCCCGACCACATCTACGTGCCCCTGGCGATCGACGACGTCGTGGCGAAGCTCCGCGTGATCTTCGACGCGCCGGCCGAGCTCGGCTAATGGCCGTCCTGCCCTCGGGACTGCTGGAGACCTACGCGGACGCGACCTGGCGCAACCCGGTCGCCCCGCAGGTCACCTTGGACAGGCTGCTCGGCTGGCTCGATGAGCACCCGGTCGATGCGGCTGCGCTGCTGCCGGGGCTGGTGAAGTTCATCAAGGACCGGCGCGACCTGTGACCGCTGTCGACTTCGCGCTGCTCATGGTGGGCATCTGCGGCGGCATCCTGATCTGGGAGCTGTCGGGGTGGCTGCTGGAGGGGCGCCGCTGCATCGCGGTCCGGGACAAGCGGACCGGGCAGTACGACTGGGGCCGGTGCGACCTACACCGTCGCCACGACGGGCTGCACATGCTCGAACGGGGCCTAGGCGCCGACGTGTACTGGTCCACCGACGAACGCCAGCCACCCGGCGCCTACGACCGGCCCGGCCGCCACGCCGCCACACTCACCGACGAACTGCTCAACCCCGACCAAGGAGACCGCTGATGCCTGTCCAGCCCATGCCCGTGCCGATGACCTACGCCGCCGACCTGGTCCCGATGGAGGACGGCTCCAAGATGGTGTGCGTGCGGTTCGACAGCCCGACGGGGATCTTCGTGGCGTTCCTCGATCCGCTGGGTGCGCAGCAGGTGAGCGAGAAGCTGGCCGACCTGTCGCGTCAGGCCCGCACCGGGATCACGCTGGCCAAGCCGGGCGACGTTCCGCCGATGCCGCCGGCCACCCAGAACGGGTCGCGTCTCGGCCCGGCGAGCCCGTTCGGCCCACAGACGTAAGGGCGTCTGGGATTGCCAGACAAGATCAACCCCGCGCATACTGCCTGTTAACCCTCACCCAAGGAGGCGCCCCATGACCGTGCCAGCCGCACACGCCGGGCAAAGCGGCCCGAAGCCCATCGAGCACACCGTCCGCCACGCCGGGGCCGAGCATCCCCTGGGCTGCCCGAACTGCCACTCCGGCGACGACCTGGTCCTCGTCGAGCGGGCCACGGTCAACCGTCTGGTGGCCGCCGTGTTCAAGGTCGACGTCGCGACCGTGCCCGAGGTCGACCCGATGACCGACGAGTGGACCGACCGCGACCTGGACGAGGCCAAGCCCGTCGAGCTGATCGGCGTGCGGTGCAAGGCATGCCGCTGGGGCTACGAAGGCCCGAACCCGCTGAACGTCCTGACGGCGGTGCCGCAGTGAGCGCCCCGGGCTGGGTGCCCCCGAAGGCGCTCCAGCACGCCCTGGACGAGCAGGAGATGCGCATGGCGTCCGGCTGGTGCGCACCGGCTGGCGTGGTCTGGAGCGACGGCCCGGGGCATTCGCTGCCCGAGGTGCCACCCGCCGTGCGTGGCGGGGTCAAGTACGGCGAGCCGATCCCGGCCGGCACCTACGAGGCTGGCCTATTCGAGGCGATGAACGCTGCGGCCGAGCCCTACCCGATCGCCATGCAGCAGATCGTCCAGGCCGCGCTGATGCACACGAGCGAGCAAGCCGACGCGCTGCTGGCGCTGTGCCCCCACGCCGCGCTCGGCGCCACCGCGCAGCACGCAGCGAAGCATCAGGGCGAGCCGTGCCCGTACTGGATCGCGTTCGCCCACCTGACCGGGCAGCCCGACCCCCGCGAGCTGATCGCCGAGTGGCGCGTGCCGATCCCGTTCAAGGACGGCAAGCCGCTGCTGTCGCTGAACGACCGCACCACCAACTACATGGCCCACGCCAGCAAGGTGGAGAAGGTCAAGGCCCTCACCCGGCAGGCGCTCCGCGACGCCGACATTCCGCCGATGCGCCACGCCCACATCGAGATGCACTACCGGCCCAAGACCCGCCAGCTCCGCGACGTCGACAACCTGGTGGCGACGCTCAAGCCGATGATCGACGCGTTCCATCAGCCCGACGTCCGCTCCGGGTGGGTAGGTCTGCTCGCCGGGGACGACGCCCGGTACGTGTCCTGGTCGCCGCCGGTGCTCCACGAGCCCGACAAGGCCAAGGGGCCTGCGACGTGGCTGGTGGTGCGCACGTCCCTGGAGACGCGATGAGCCCGCGTCCGGTGTCCTTCATCAGCCCGCCCCTGCTCGACCACGCCGGCCGGCCGTTCGACTCGCTGCCCTGCACCCCCGACCCGGCGCGGTGGGATCTCGACGTCGACCACGAGTCCCACGACGCGGGGCTGCATCGTCGTGCCGCTGCCAGGGCGATCTGCCTGTTCGAGTGCACCGCGCTGGCCGAATGCGCGATCCTGCGCAAGCAGCTCGGGGTGCTCGCGCAGGGTGTCTGGGCCGGCCGGACCTACGGCCGGCGCCCCACACCCGGTGAGACTGACCTGATCGTTCACGTCTGGGCTGATCAAGCCGGGGTTACGCTCCCGAGAACACGAAGGGGGAACGCATGGCACAAGGGTGCTGCACACGTCGCCGCGAGGATGGCCACGTCGATCGAGTAGCCGTAGAGCGTGCCGCCGCCGGTCACGCCGCTGAACTGTCACCCACCGAGGCCCGCCTGGCGATGTGGCGGATGTCGCTGCAACGCAACGTCGGGCTGGATGAGATCGCCCGCCACTTCGGCTACAGCCGCTCGCTCGTAGCTTCCGTGCTCGCCCAGGCCCGCAATCACCGATGAGAGGAGCCAGCCGTGACCGCCGCCTCACGCCTGACGCCACAGCAAGCCGAACGTCTGTGCACCGACGCCATCGACGCCATCACCATGTACAGCACCGGGGAGGCCACGGCTGCTGAGCTGGCCGACCTTGACCCGAAACTGCTGGAGGGGATGGCGCTGTACGCGCAGCTCCTGGAGACAACGATCATCGCCCAGGAAGCCCGCCACTCGGGGCAGCTCGCCGCGATGACCGGCGACCCCAAGCAGCCGATGCTCCAGGTCAAGGACGTCCGCCACGCGGCGCGGCGCTCGGCCGGTGCGTGGAAGCGGGACGAGTCGTGAGCGCGGGCCAGTATGCGCGGTTCGCCCGCCGCTGCAACCGGCCCGGGTGCGGCCGGCAGATCCTGCTGGTCACGACGGCCCGGAACAAGACGATGCCGGTCGATGTGCTGGAGAACGACGAGGGCCGCATCGCGGTGTACCGCAACGCCTCCGGTGGACTGGTCGGCCGCGCCCTGGGCAAGGACGAGGAGGCCAAGCCGTACGAGCGGCTGTACATCACCCACTTCGCGACCTGCGTGCCCTACCTCGCCGATCAGGCCCGCAAGAAGGCGGAACGCGAGGCGAACCGGACGGTCCACTGATGCCGCCCCGCAAGACGCCGGTCAACCCGGGCAACCGACGGGGCCGGCGCACCACGAAGAACAGCACTACGTCCGCGCAGGAGATCGCCCTGCTGGAGCGTCGCTCGCTGGCTGTGGAGCTGCGCCGCTCGGGGCTGTCCTTCGACCGGGTCGCCGAGCAGGTCAAGGCCCGCTACCCGGCCGCGCCGGGCGGGTACGACCGGGCGAGCGCCTACCGCGACGTGATGACGGTGCTGCGGGCACTGATCGAGGAGCCCGGCCGCGAGGTCATCGCCGGGGAGCTGTCGCGGCTGGACGCGGCGCTGACCGCGATCTGGGTGCAGGTCCGACGCGGCGACCTCCTGGCGATCGACCGCATGATCAAGATCATGGACCAGCGCGCCAAGTACCTCGGGCTGTACTCGCCGGTGCAGCATCAGTTCACCGGCCCCGACGGCGGCCCCGTCCAGGTCGCCAACGTGACCGACCCCGACGAGGTGTTCAAGATCGCCTCGGGCGCCCTGTCGCAGGCACTGGCCGACTTCCGTGAGCGGCAGGAGCCGCGCGCCATCGAAGCGCCGGCATGAGCCTGTCGCTGTTCCAGCGGCTCGCCGAGGAGTCACCGGAACAGCAGGCCGCGTTCCTTCACCGCCTGCCGATCGAGATGCAGGCCGAGCTGCCGACGCTGCCGTGGTGGCTCATGTCGCGGCCCGAGCAGCAGGAGCCGGCCGGGGGCTGGCGGTTCTGGCTGATCATGGCCGGACGTGGATTCGGCAAGACCCGCACCGGTGCTGAGTCGATCGTCAAGTGGGCGCGGCGCTACCCGGGGGCGCGGATCGCGTTGGTGGCGATCACGTTCGGCGATGGCCGCGACACGATGGTCGAGGGTGAAGCGGGGCTGCTGTCGGTGCTGCGCCCGTCCGAGCTGCGCGGGGGCCGCGTCGAGTCGGCATGGAACCGCTCGCTCGGTGAGCTGTTCATGGCCAACGGCACCCATTTCAAGATCTACTCCTCGGAGAAGCCGAGGCAGCTCCGTGGCCCGCAGTTCCACTTCGCGTGGGGCGACGAGCCAAGCTACTGGGCTGACGTCGGGCGGGGCACCGCGAAGGACTCCACGTTCTCCAACCTGAACTTCGCGATGCGCTTGCCGCCGCGCCGCGACTGGGACAACGCGTTCCGCCCACGGGCGGTGCTGACCTGCACCCCGCGCCGGGTGCCGCTGCTCAAGATGCCCGACGACATGGTCGCCGAGCAGCCCCACCTGGCCGGGCTTACCCAGCGCCCGGACGTCGTCATGACCCGTGGGTCGACGATGGACAACCTGCACAACCTGGACGCTGACTACAAGGCCGCCGTGGTCACCCCGATGATCGGCACCACACTCGGCCGGCAGGAGCTCGGCGGTGAGCTGCTGGAGGACGTCGAGGGCGCCCTGTGGCAGCAGTCGGTCATCGACCGCGACCGCGTCGTGTCGCTGGACGCCGTCGGCCTGCACCGCTCGGTGGTGGCGATGGACCCCTCGGGCGGGGCCGGAATCGGCCACGACGAGCACGGCATCATCGGCATGGGCTACGCCGGGCACCGCCGAGACCCGCAGTTCTACGTCACTCACGACCGGTCCCTGAACGGCACCCCGACCCAGGCCGCCCGCGCGGCGATCAGCCTCTACTACGAGATCGGCGCCACGGCCCTGGTCTATGAGAAGAACCAAGGCGGTGAGTGGATCCCCACCGTCATCGAGTCGACGTGGCAGAATATGCGCGCCGAGGGCGAGATCGACGAGCCGATGCCGAACCTCCAGCCGGTCGTCGCCTCGAAGGGCAAGAAGATCCGCGCCGAGCCGGTGGCCGCGCTGTCGATGCAGAAGCGGCTGCACATGGTCGGCCCGTTCCCGGTGCTGGAGGCGCAGCTCACCACCTGGGTACCGGACGAGACCCCGGACAGCCCGGACCGTCTCGACGCGCTCGTGTGGGCCGCTACCTACCTGTGGGAGCAGGGGCCAGGCATCGCCCAGGTCGCGTCGGCTGCGGCCCGCGAGCGGCGCGGTAGGCGCCCAGGCCAGCCCTCGTCGCGGCTTCCTTCGACGTTCGGTGCCCGCGTCGCGCGGTGAGCGCCCGGTGCTAGCGTCCTGGGCTGTGGATGACCCCCGTTGGCACCGGCGTCACGTGCCGTGGCCGCAACGCATCGAAAGGAAGCTGGATCAAGTCATGGCCGACCTCACCGCACTGACCGCCGCTGTCGACGACCTCGTGACCGAGGAGGGCGCCGTCATCGTGGCGCTGGACGACCTCAAGGCCAAGCTCGACGCTGGCGGCACCATCAGCCAGACCGACCTGGACGCACTGCGCGACAAGATCACCACCGTCGGCACCGACCTCCAGGCCGCCGTGGACCGCGACGACCCGGCCGTGCCGCCCCCGCCAGCCGGCTGAGCTATCGTTCGACCTGCGTCGTGAAGGACGCGGGTTGGCTGGAGGACAGCCAGGCCCCGGGCAGCCGTTTCACGAGACGGCCACCCGGGGCCTCGTCACGTCTGGACGTCCTCGGGGAGACTGGCCGCCATGCCGGCTTGGCTGATCGTCCTGCTCTCCGTGCTCGCCACGGCGAGGCTGACGCGCCTGGTCGTCCGCGACGCGATCACCGACCCGCCCCGGGCGTGGCTCGCGGCTCACGCCGGTCCCGGCGTCACCTACCTGGTGCACTGCCGGTGGTGCGCCTCGATCTGGCTCGGCGCTGGCGTGGCCGCCGCCGTCTACAACTGGCCGACCCGCTGGTGGATCGCGATCCCTCTGATCGCGCTGGCCGCTTCGCACATCACAGGACTACTGGCACGGCTGGAGGATCACGATGCGTAAGAAGTACTCCCGCCGGGCCGGCACTGGCCTGGCCCTCGCCACCGACCCGGCGCCGTCGCGGACGTCGCTGGTGGCCAGCGCAGTCAACGTGCGCGTCACCGCCGGCTTCTCGAACATCCGCTGGGGCGCCACCGACTGGCAGCAGGAAGGCTGGCTGCACTACGACAACTGCCCCGAGTTCGGCGCCGGGGTGCGGCTCATGGCGTGGGCGCTGTCCCGGGCCAGGCTGATCGCTGTCGACATCGACCCGCTCACCGGCGACCCCGGCACCCAGCCCACAAAGGACACCGACGTCGCCGAGATCATGGGCGACCTGTTCGGCGGCCCGGCCGAGCAGTCCCAGGCGCTCAAGATGATCGGCAAGCACCTCACCGTCGCTGGCGACCTGTGGGTGCTCGCCACCGACAACCCGGACCTTGACCAGGCCACGTGGGAGGTGCTGGGCACCACCGAGGTCAGCGCCACGTCGGCTGAACGGATCGTGGTGGAGCAGATGAACGGGCTGCCCCGCGAGATCGACACAGAGAACGAGCTGCTGGTCCGGATCTGGGAGCCGCACCCGAAGCGCCGCTGGGAGGCCGACGCGGCGACCCGCTCGCTGCTGCCGGTGCTGCGGGAGCTGGCCGCGCTCACCAACATGGTCAGCGCCACCGTCAAGTCGAGGCTCGCGTCAGCCGGCATCCTATGGATCCCCGAAGAGATCCAGCTACCGAAGCCGACGTCCGGGCCGGCCGCTGACGACACGCAGGTCAAGTCCGAGTCGGCCGGCGCGCAGGGCTGGCTCGATCTGATCACCGAGGCCATGATCGCCCCGATCCGCGACCCCGACTCGGCGAGCGCCGTGGTGCCGCTCGTGTCCACGGTCAAGGGCGACCTGATCTCCAAGATCGTGCACATGGAGTTCGGCCGCGACCTGGACCAGATGATCCAGCCGCTGCGCGACGCCTGCGTGTTGCGCCTCGCCGTCGGCATGGACCTACCCCCGGAGAAGCTGACCGGCTCGGGCGATATCAACCACTGGGGGCAGTGGTCGATCACTGAGGACTTCGCCAAGCAGTACATCGCGCCGAAGCTGGAGCTGGTCGCAGCCGCGCTGACCAAGTACTACCTCGCGCCGGCTCTGCGTTCACGTCGCCGCAACCCGCGCCCGTTCGCGATCTACTTCGACCTGAACAAGCTGCTGCCCAACCAGATCACCGTCGACAACGCCGAGAAGGCGTACACCGCTGGCCTGCTACGGGAGCGGACCTACATGGAGGTGCTGGGCTTCTCGACGTCGGACATCGCCGACAACGACGAGCGCGCCCGGATGCTGCTCACCGAAATGCTCAAGCGAGGCAACCCGCAGACGCTGGCCGAGGTCGCCGCCGCGATCGCCGCGCTGTACCCGGGCATCTCGATCCAGCCGATCACCGCGACGGGGCTCGGGGCGCCGGTGCCCGCCTACGAGCCGAACCCGGCCGCAGGCGGTGAACCGACCCCGACCCCGGCGTTGAACGCGCCACCGGCCCGACCCCCCGCCGTGGCACCGCAAGGACAGGTCCACGCACCGAATAGCGGTGCGCCGTGAGCGACGTCGACCCAGTCCTAGTGGCCTGTTCGGACCTGCTCGTGCTCAAGGCGCTGGAGCGGGCTTCGACGTTCGGTGCCCGAGCCCGGCGCCGAGCTGTTTCCCCGCACTCGCGGCACCGGGCCTATGAGGACAACCCGGTGCCGGTCGAGAAGATCGACCACATCGTGAAGGACATGTTCGGGCTGTGCCCGCTGCTCGCGACGCGGCACCACCTGGAGGTCGACACCACGGCGTGGGCCACGCTGCTGGAGCAGTACACGAGAGTGCTGCTGATGATGGGCCAATCGCACCGTCCGGCCCGGCTGATCGACGTGCTCGGCACCCTGCCGCCGGTGGAGGTCTGGGATGACGCGTAGGACGTGGCCGATGCGCCTGGACGCCGGCCGGCAAGCCGCGTTCGCCCGCTCAGCGTCGGACCGCTACGAGCGGGGCGAGCGGAAGTTCAAGCCGGTGGTCACCGACGCCATCGGCCAGTACCTCGCGCTGCTCCGAGATGATCTGGCCGCGCAGCCCATCAACGGTGGGCCGATCTCACGTCTGGTCGCCGATGCGGCGCCGGTGCCGCAGCAGGCGCCGTTCACCCAGCGCGACGCCGACCGGATCTACACGCTGATGATCTCCGACCCCGAGCGCTGGCACCCCATCCTCGACGGGGTGATCATGCCCGCCTACTCGGCGATGCTCGGCCCGATCACCGCCGCCGCCCTCGCCGACCCGACCACAGCCAACGCCGTGCAGGCGTGGCGCTCGCAATGGATCAAGGACCGCCGACAGATCCTGGTGCACATCCCCGACGCGATCACCGCGCAGCTCCGCACCGCGCTGGACGGGCTCGCTGCCAGCGAGGGCACCAACGTGGACGACGCGCAGGTGGCCGTCGAGAAGATGCTCAGCGATGGGTACCCATCGTGGCTAGGTCGGGCCGAGCTGATCGCCCGCACCGAGACCGTCGCGGCGAACAACCAGGGCGCGCTGGCCTCCTGGTCGGCGCTCGCCGACTCGGCGCAGGTCACCGCCACCAAGACGTGGCTCGCCACCCCGGACGGCCGGACGCGCCCCGAGCACGCCGAAGCGAACGGGCAGACCGTCGGCATCAACGACAGCTTCACCGTCATGGGCGAGGACATCTCCGGCCCGGGTGACGGCTCGGCAGCGAACGTGTGCAACTGCCGCTGCACCCTCACCTTCGACATCCCCTCCGACGCACCGTCGGCTGTCGCCGAGCAGGCGACCGAGCTGGAGGACCAGCTCGTCGCGGCCGGCTCAGGGGCGCCGGCGCCGGTGATCTACTTCCTGGACGACTTCGCCCTGGACGCCCCAGGCGACACTGCCCCCGTGGCTGATGACGTGCAGGACGCACCGAAAGGCGTCGCAATCATGGCGATGCTGTCCCAGACCGACGCCGCCGCGCTCGCGCAGCCCGGTGGTGAGGCGCCGGAGGAGCTGCACTGCACGCTGGGCTACCTCGCCAAGGACGCCACCGAGTACAGCGACGACGTCAAGGCCAGCCTGACCGAGGCGCTCGCGTCCGCCTGGCAGGGGCCGGTCAAGGCGAAGGCGTTCGCCACCGCCGTGTTCAACGCCAGCGACCCCGAGCGTGAGCCCTGCTCCGTGCTGCTCGTGCAGTCCGAGGAGCTGGCCGGCGCCCATCAGGGCATCACCGACGCGATCGGCGGGCTGGCCTCGACGACGTTCCCGATCTGGATCCCCCATACCGCGCTGGCCTACAACGCCGCGACACCGCTGCCACCCGAGCTCGCCGCCGGGCAAGACGTCACCTACGACCGTCTGGTGATGGCCTGGGGTGGCGAGCAGATCGACCTGACCGAACAGTCCTTGACCGCCGCTACGGAGGCACCCGTGACCACGCCCACTGCCCCGCCTGCCGATGTCGTCGCGCCGGCCCCCGACAGCGCCCCACCGGCGACGGATCTCACCCCGGTCGGGCAGACCTGGTCCGGGCCGCTCGCCGAGCTGTCCATGCCCTCCAGCGACCACCGCATGATCAAGGCCGGTGGCGGCACGATCCGGCCACTGCCGCTGCCCCTGTCGTGGCAGAAGTCCTCCGACGACGAGCACGACGGGTCGGTCATCATCGGCCGCATCCTGACCGTCGAGGACCGAGGCGACGTCCTGTGGGGCACCGGGGACTACATGGACCCGATGCTGAACTTCGACGCCGAGCAGGCGATGGCCCAGGTCGACGCCGGCATGGGAATGATCTCCGTGGACCTCGTCCCGACCGCCGTGGGGTTCGCCGACGCCGACGGCAACCCGACCGACCCGGCCCTGTACGACGGCGATGAGGACGTCAACCTGGTCGCCGTGGAGTGGGAGTTCTGCGGCGCCACCATCGTGTCGGTGCAGGCGTTCGCCAACGCCCGCATCGCGAACGACCCAGCGCCGGAGGTGCAGCCCACCGAGGTGATCGACATCGGGATGCCGATGCCCGCCGAGTTCGCCGGTGCCACCCCCGAAGGGCCGACGCTGTCCGAGGACGGCACCTCGATCGTCTTGCAGGACGGCTCCACGGTGACCGTGGGCGACACGGTCGGGCTCGGCGACACCGACGGCGACGGCGATGACGACACGGGCACCATCACCGCGATCGACTCCGAAGGCCAGGCGGTCGACGTCACGGTCCTGCCCGACGGCGACAACGACGCCGATGACGACGTCAACAACCCGGTGAAGATCTCCCTGCCGATCTCCCGGCTGGTGCCGCCGCCCTCGACGCCGACGAACAAGCCAGGCACCGAGGAGACACCACCGGCGCCGGCCGGCACGATGTCCGCGCAGTTCGCCGACGAGCCCGTCTCGGACAAGCCGTGGAGCGACTTCACCGAGGCCGACTACAACCCGGACCAGTGGAAGCGGGCCTGCATCATCCACCTGGACCCGGCGCAGGGGCAGGATCCGAACAGCAAGGATCTGCACAAGCTCCCGATCCGCGAGCCCGACGGCACCCTGAACCGCAACGCGGTGCACGCCGCTGCTGGCGGACACGGCGTGTCTGCCGTCGATGCCCCGCCGGACAAGATCGCATCCGCCAAGGCGTCGCTGCGCGGCGCCTACGAAACCCTCGGAGAAGGTGACTCCATGCCCGACTCGATCAAGGCAGCGGACGAGAACGTCGACCAGGACTACGCCCTGTTGGCGTCGAGCTACGGCGAGCCGTACCGGGCCGAGTTCTTCCGCCAGCAGCCCCTCGACGGGCCGACGGCCATCCAGGTGGACCGCGAGACCGGGCAGGTCAGCGGCCATCTCGGCGCGTTCGACACGTGCCACGTCGCGAAGCTCGCCGAGACCGGCATGTGTGTCACCGTCCCGGAGGGCGATGATTTCGGGCTGTTCCACCTGGGCGAGGTCATCACCGAGGATGGCCCGATCCAGGTCGGCAAGATCACCGTCGGCGGGGGCCACTACGGCTCCGGTGGGGTCCGGGGCGCGGTCGAGCACTACGACTCGACCAGCTCGATCGCCGCACCGGTGCGGGCCTACTACGACGAGTACGGCATCCAGGTCGCCGGGCAGCTCGCGCACGGCATCACCTCGGAGAAGGTCGACGAGCTGATGACCGCCGGGCAGCTCTCCGGCGACTGGCGGGGCCGCTCACCGAACCGCAAGCTGGTCGCGGCGCTGGCCGTCAACCAGGGCAGCTTCCCGGTCAAGCGGATCTCCCCGATCGTCGGGCTCGACGCGAACGGTGAGCAGACGTCGCTGGTCGCGGCCGGCATCGTGTACCCGCCCGAGCCCGACACCGACGTCGCCCTGCCCTCGGGCGCGCGCATCGCGCGCGGCGACTTCGAGACCCTGGTGGCCTCGATGGTCGAGGCGATGGACCGGGGCAAGGGCATCGTGATCGACGGCCCGGTCGACGAGCTGGCGCTGCGCCGAGCGAAGGCCCGGCTGCGGCTGCACTCCCTGACGGCGGCCGGCTGATGCTCGGGCTGCCCGAGCTGGCGAAGCGGTTCACCTACCACCCACCCCACGATGACCAGGTGAACCGCTACCAGGACATCCGCGAGCACGCCCGCGCGTTCGCGGTGCTGCTCGATCGGCACTGCCCGGACAGCCGGGAGAAGTCGCTCGCCCTGACGGCGCTGGAGGAATCGGTCATGTGGGCCAACGCCTCGATCGCCCGCAATGAGACCGACGTGCCGGCCCCGGCCGGAGGGCTGGCCTGATGGCCTGCTGCGGCGGCACAGCCGACGGCTTCGTCGCTGTCTGGCAGTACCGCGAGCCGAACAAGGCGGCCCGCGAATTCGCCACCCAGGCTGAGGCCGAGACCGCGCGCAAGGCGGCCGGGGGCAAGGGCACGCTGCTGCGGATCGTGAAGCGCACGAGCTGAGTGGACGGGCCGCGCTAGCGTCCCAACTCGAACGCACGTCGCCGCTGGCGCAATGGCCGGGCTCCCCTCATCGTCCATGGCCGAAGGAGCGCCACGATGCCTACCACGAAGACGCGCAAGATCGAACTACCGGCCGACCTCGGGACTGGCTACACCCCGCCGGAGGACGCCTCCGTCGCCGAGCTGACCGAGATGATCAAGTCGGCGACCGACGCAGCGAACGCCCTGCTCGCCGACGACGCCAAGGGGCCGATGGGGGAGCGTGTCGACAAGGCCAACTGGTACATCGGCGCCATCGAGGGCATGAAGGGCCGCCAGGACGCGATCGTCGCCGACGACACCGCGCAGAAGGCGCAGCTCGACGAGACCCGCGCCCGGCTCAAGGCGCAGACCGACCCCGACCCGGAGCCCGAGGCCGACGCGGACCCCGACGCCGACCCGGCCGCCGATGAGACCGACCCCGAAGGTGGCGTGCCCGTGGCGCAGACAGGCACGGCAACCGACCCGGCAGCGGCTGCCCCTGCGGGCGAGCCGGTGCTCGTGGCCAGTGCTGGCCGGCGCTCGTCCGTTGCGGCAGCGGCTCGCGGCGCCGGCCAGCCAACGGTCCCGGCGCGGCGCAAGGCCAGCGGTGAGCTGGGCAACGGCACGCACTTGGTGGCCGCTGCTGAGGTGGCCGGGGTTGCGGCCGGCGCGGAGATGACCTGGGAGTCGTTCGGCCGTGCGGCCGAGGCGCGTTTCAGCTCGCTGCCCAAGCGGACCGGCGCGCCCCGTTCGCAGCAGCGCATCTCCGATCTGCGGCTGGACACGACCGACGAGCGGCTGGTGGCCAGCGCGAGTGCTGGCCCGGACACGGCCGACATCGACGAGGCGATGGCCTGGGCGGTCAGCCAGGAGCGACTCCTGGCCGAGACCGGCGAGGACCACCTGACGGCGGCCGGCTGGTGCGCCCCGTCCGAGACGCTGTACGACCTGCTCGACTTCACCTCCGAGGACGGCATCCTGAACCTGCCGGGCATCACGGTGACCCGGGGTGGCGTGCGGTACGCGCTCGGCCCGGACTTCACCGCGATGTGGGGCGCCTCCGGCGCCGGCTCGGGCATCGGCAGCCAGACCGAGGCGCAGAACATCGCCGGTACCGTCAAGCCGGTCGTCAACATCCCATGCCCGGCGTTCACCGACCACCGGATGGGCGTCGACTTCATCTACCTGACCGGTGACATCCTCACCGCGAAGGGCTACCCCGAGGCGTACACCGACTTCACCCGCAAGGCGTTGAAGGCGTTCGCGCACTACCAGAACTTCAAGACGATCGCCGACATGGCCACCGGGTCCGCGCCCGTGGTGATCGCGGCGCCGGCCACCGATGCCGCTGCGTCCACGATGTTGCTCGGCTCGGTGGAGCTCCAGATCACGGACATGCGCTACAAGAACCGCATGTCCGAGACGGCGCCGGTTGAGGTCGTCCTGCCGCTGTGGGTCAAGGGCGCGATCCGTTCGGATCTGGCCAAGCGCACCGGCGTGGACAACGCACTCGCGGTGACCGACGCGCAGATCGTGTCCTACTTCGCCGAGCGCGGCGCGAACGTCCAGTTCGTGTACGACTGGCAGGACGCCTTCACCGGCGTCGCCGCCGGGTTCGGCGCGGCCACAGCGATCCTGGCGTGGCCGGTCACCGTGAACGCCCTGATCTACCCGGCCGGTGCGTGGGTGCAGGCCAATAGCGACGTGATCGAGCTGAACGCGGTCTACGACAGCACGCTGCTCAAGACCAACCAGTACGTCGCGCTGTTCCTGGAGCGGGCACGGCTGACCATGCTGCGCGGCTTCGACGCCCGCCTGGTGACGATCCCGATCCTGGCCAACGGCGCGACCACGCTCGCCCAGGCCGCTGTCGCTCCCTTCATCTAATCGGCGCTGGGGCGCCGGCCCGGTGTGAGCCTGCCGGCGCCCCGCACAACGCCCAGGAAGGGTGGTGAAGGACCGTGACCCAGCCTCTGCTCTACGTCGCACCACCGGTCGTCGAGCCATACCGCTATGGCCTGTTCGGCGCCGCACAGCCCATCAATGACGATGACGTCCACTGGCAGCTCGGCATCGAGTGGGAGCCGCTGGCCTGCTACGCGGGGAACTTCTACCTGGCGGGGCTGCGCTGTTCCACCGGCGTGATCGGGACCCCGTCGGCGCTCGCTGCGGGGGCTGTCGTCGGTGGCGGCACCTTCGCCGCTGGCACGTACTTCTGGGTGGTCACCGGCACGAACGCCCAGGGTGAGACGACCAAGTCGAACGAGGCCACTGCGACGATCGCGCTCAACGGCTCCGCGAACCTGACCTGGTCCGCGCTGCCCGCTGGGACCACGGGCGTGAAGGTCTACCGGGGCACCGCTTCGGGTGCGGAGAACGTCCTGGTCGCCACGCTCGGCGCTGTGGTGGCCTACCTGGACACGGGTACGGCGGGTACTCCCGCTACGCCGCCCACGACCAACACGGCCGGCACCGACCCGCAGAAGGCGCTCCCGGCCGGTGCGGCGACCACTCAGGCGCACCCGTTCGCGGTGTACGCCGGGATGCAATGCGGGTCGGTCGGCTACGACCACGAGGGTGCGTACCAGGAGAGGGCGCGCACCATCTTGGAGCTGGCCGGGCAGCACGCCGCTGAGGCCGCGCTGTGGACCGGCGCCGGGGGCAACACGGGACCGCTGAACGCAGCGGCCACCCCGATCGTGTCGGGCGCCGCGACGAGCCTGACCGCAGCGGTCAGCGCGCTGGAGAACTGGCTGGCTGATCACTACTCCGGGGTCGGGGTGATCCATGCCAAGCGCGGCGTGAACGCCTACGCGCGCCGCGCTCGTCTGACAGTCCGCGACTCGATCAACCCGGAGGCGCTGACCACCGGGCTTGGCTCCCGGTGGGTGTTCGGCGGGGGCTATGACGGCACCGGCCCGGCAGGTGTCGCACCGGGCGCCACTCAGGGCTGGATCTACGCCACGGGGCAGCTCACCATCCGGCGCGGCCCGGTCACTGACTTCACGATGGCCGAGGCGTTGAACCGCTCGATCAACAACGTGGGCGTGTTCGCCGAGCAGCCCTACGTCGTCGGTTACGACTGCGCCATCGGTGCAGCCCTCGTCGACTTCACTCTCTGAGAGGAAAGACCATGACCGAGACTGCTGCCCCGGCCGATGACGAGACGGTGGATCTGGCCGAGCCGGGCTCAGCCCCGCATGCCGACCCGGCGCCCGAGATCGAGTACGTCGACATCTACCCGGAGCCCGGCAAGGAAGCCGAGACCGCGAAGGCGCTGCTTGACGCGGCCGACCAGCCCGAGGACGTCCAGTCCTCCGGTGACGGCTACTTCCGGGTGCCGGTCGACCTGGCGGACAAGGCCGAGGCCGCGCTCCCCGAGGGCACCGATGAGGTCGCCGAGGGCGACAGCCCGGCCGGCACCGATGACAACGCCGACGGCACCGTGGACGAGATCGAGGCCATGACCAACGACCAGATGCGGGACGAGCTGGGCGCGGCTGAACAGCCCACCTCGGGCAACAAGGCCGAGCTCCAGGGCCGCCTGCGCGAGTACCGCGCCGCGCAGGCCGCTCCGGCGGCAGACGCGACGGGGGCGCACGCCGCGCAGTAGCACCACCACGCACATCCGAACCGCCGCTGGCGCAATGGCCGGGCACCGATTGAGAGGACATCCTCATGGTTGCGGCCTACGGCGCCAACGAGCAGACCCTGATCCGGGGCCGCACGGTCCGGTTCACTCTGCTGGACCAGTGCGGCGCGTTCATCGGCACACCCACCCGCACGTCCTACGTCACCGACGGGTTCATCACCGCCAAGACGACGAAGAACATGGACAACGGCACGGACATCAACATCCGGGGCGCCAACGACGTCGTGCAGGTCTACCAGCGCGGCAACACTTCGCTGCTGGACATGACGATCGAGGTGAACCTGGTCAAGGTGAACCCGGCCGCGATCGTCATGCTGACCGCCCCGGGCTCCCCCGCCGTGCTCGACTGGCAGGGCACCATCGCGGGCTGGGAGGAGAAGGGTGGCGTCGCGCTGTCGCAGAACTTCGGGATGGAGATCTGGACCGCGACCGCCGGTGTCGCCTGCGTCGCGGGAGGCTCGATCAACGGCTACATGCTGTACCCGCTGATCATCCACGGCTGGGTGGAGTTCGACGACATCACCTCCAAGGAGTGCACGGCGACGCTGCACGGCACCACCCTGGGCAACCCGAACTGGCTCAAGGGTCCTTCGACCTACCTGCCCGTCGCGGCCGATGCGATCAACACCCCGAGCCGGCTCATCGCCAACATGGACCCGGCCGCGCACCGGCACTTCGAGCTGACGCCGATCGCGGCGCCCGCCCCGACAGCGCCTGGCGGCCCCGTAGTCATCGTTCCGTAGGGTTCGGGCCATGACGATCAGCGCCGGGCCGGTGCTGTGGCCGATGGCCCCGAACTGCGACGCAGCAGGCCTGGGCATCACTGCCCCCCAGTGGGCGGATGCTCAGGCCCGCGCGATCGAGTGGATCTGGACGCTGTCGGGCCGCTACTACGGCACCCGCATGACCACCTACCGGCCGCAGGCGCTGCTGCCGTGGGGCTGCTGCGATGGCTGGCCGCCGTACCTCCAGTCGATCTACGGGTCGGGCTGGCCGTTCTCCGGCGACCCGCGCTCCCCGGACCCGACCGCTAGGAAGGTGCTGGAGCTGCCCCGCCCGGCCGTGTCGATCGACAGCGTCACCATCGACGGCTCGGTCGTGAATCCGGCGCTGTACCGGCTGGAGGGCAACTTCCTGGTCCGCCAGGACGGCTTGCAGTGGCCGATCACGCAGGATCTGATCATCGCGGCCGGCCAGCCGAACACCTGGACGGTGGTGTTCGAGCGGGGCGTGACCGTGCCGGCCAGCGGCCAGTACGCCGCCGGGGTGCTCGCCTGCGAGCTCGGCAAGCAGATCTCGGGCACCAAGTGCCGGATCGCGTTCAACGCGACGACTGTGACCCGGGCCGGGGTGACGATCAACCGCGACATCCTGATGGCCGCGCGCACGACCGGCGTGCAGGAGGTCGACCAGTGGGTGGCGACGGTCAACCCGCAGAGCCTCGCGCGCGAGCCGAGCGTCTACTCCCCGGATGTGCCGCGTAACGCGTGGCCGTTCGCCGGGTCGAACATCCCAGCGCCGTAACCCCCTCGCGGCCCTAGGATCAATTCTCCCGGATCGGCACCCAGACACCCACGCCCGGCCCTGATCGCACGGGAGGCGCTGACTGGGCTTGGCCGCGCCCAGGTTCTGCGTGAACCTCCCGTGCCAGACTGCACCCCATGCCGGTGATGACAGACCTGGGCAAGCACCTCGCCACTCAGCTCCTCGACGCCGCGCTGGCCTCCATCGCCGGGCTCGGGCTCGCCGCGCCCAAGATCGCCCTATTCATCGCCGGCTCGACAATCCCGATCGAGGACTGCTGCGACGGGCTGCTGTGGACCCGCGTCGCCACCCAGTATCCGACCGACGGCGGGGCCGACCCGTTCACTGAGCCGCGCGTCGACTTCGACCTGGCGACTCGGGCAGTGTGCTTCGCGATCGAGATGGGCTGCCTGTGGTGCCACAACAACGTGGAGTCCGACGGCTCGGCGATCGACCCGAACGAGGAAACGACGTACGCCAACCGCGACTCCGACTACCGGGCCGCTTTATACAAAGCGGCTGCTTACGACCTGCCGCCGCTGATCAAGCCCTGCTCGCTCGGGCACCGCATCGACCCCTGGGCACCGATCGGCCCCGACGGCGCCTGCTCGGGTGGGATGCTCATCGACAGGATCGTGTGCGAAGCGCCGTTCATCATGCTCTAGGAGGAGCCATGGCAAGCAAGACCATCACCGTGCGCGTCAACCAGGACGTCATCGGACTCGGCGCGAAGGGCGACGTCATCCCGAACGTCGAGCGCACCGAGCTGCTGGAGACGCTGCTGGCCAACGGCATCGTCATCGAGCACGCCGAGCCCGACCCGATCGCAGCAGCCGACGCGCCGGCTGGCTGATGGCCCACACGCAGATCGAGTTCTACCGGGAACGGCTCTACGACCTCGGCCGTGGTCCGTCGGGGCAGATCTACCGGTACGTGCTCACCGTGTCATTGAAGGTCGATGCCCGGGCCAAGCTGTTCCTGTCCAACGACATGGTCAACGTCCGCACCGGCAACCTACGCTCCAGCCAGGCCCCGCCAGTGCTGACCAACGTCGGCACCCGCATCATCGCTGTCCTCCAGAACACGGCCAGCTACTCGCTGATCGTCCACGAGGGTTCACGCCCGCACGAGATCGTGCCGACGCGTCGCAGGGCGCTGACCGGCTGGCAGTTCGAAGGCGCGCCGGTGTTCGCCCGCCGCGTCCACCACCCAGGCACCAAGGCCCGCCCGTTCCTACGGAACGCGCTGGTCGAGGTGTTCGCCACCATCTGACAGGAGCACGCCGTGACTGCCGCACAGCACGAGCACGACGACGAGACCTACGACGACACGCCGCTGGAATTCACTACAGCCGGCCGCCGCAAGATCGAGGCCCGTGACCGGGTCCGGTTCAAGATCGACGGTGAACCGTTCACCATGATCCGGCCCAAGCTCGCCGTCGCTACCACGGCGGTGCAGCTCATCGACGCCGAAGCCGACCGGCCCACCCTGGAGCTGTCAGCGGATCTGCTGCGCTGCGTGTCGGGCCTGTTCCGCTACATCGAAGCCGCGCCGCGCACCAAGCCCACCGAGGCGCACCCCGCCGGTCGCGTGCAGGGCCGGGCGCTGCTCGACGCCCGGCTGGCCGACCCGGAGGACAGCTTCGACCTCGTCGACCTGATGCCCGTGTTCAAGTCCGTACTGGAGGGCATGTTCGACCGCCCTACTGGAGCGCGGCCCGCATCTTCCGCGAAGCCGCGCCGCACTGGATCCGCATCCGGGGCCGGTTCGCGCAAGCGACCGGCCAAGACCTCTGGACGGTAGCGCCGACGCTGCTCGTCGACATCGCGGTCGACTTTGTCCTCACCGGCTTCGAGAACAGCTACGCCACCGACGCCAACCTGCGGGCGCAGCGATTCATCGAACGGGTCAACCAGCGCGACGCCGACACCATCTCCATCCCGCTCGATGACCCCGAGCGGTGCACCGAGATGATCCAGTCCTGGTGGGTGGAAGTGCTCGGCCTCGGCGAGCGGCAACTCCGCGCGAAGCTCGGCGGCATCGCCGCTGAGGAGCCCGAATGGGATCCCGACGTGCTCGTCGCGCAGATGGCCGCCGCGATGGGCCGCTGAGGCTGGACGGCACCGGAGACACTGGGCGCCGTGAGCGCCCCCGTCGTTGCCCGAGCTCGGGTCGAGATCACGACCAGCGACCTCAAGGGCCTGGCCGGGCAGACCGAGGCCGACCTCAAGCGGTCACTGTCGGGCACGTCCAAGGTCGCCGAAGAGGAGATGGGTAAGGCCGGCACTAAGGGCGGCAAGGCGCTCGGTGAGAAGGGCGGCTCGGAGGCCAGCAAGACGTTCAAGGAGAAGGGCAAGGAGTTCGGCGGGCAGATCCTGGGCGCGATGGCAGGGCTGGCCGTGGCCGATTTCTTCGGCAAGGCGGTGGAGGCGGCCCGCGAGGCTGAGGTGATCGGCCGGACGACCGCCGCCGTGATCAAGTCCACGGGCGGTGCGGCGAACGTCAGCGCTGAGGAGGTCAAGAGCCTCGCCGAGCGGATGGGCGAGTACGCCGCGATGGACGACAGCGCGGTGCAGTCGACCGAGAACCTGATCCTGACGTTCACGAACATCAGGAACGAAGCCGGCAAGGGCAACGACATCTTCGACCAGACCACCAAGGCTGTGCTGGACATGTCGGCCGCGATGCACACCGACGGCAAGTCCAGCGCGATCCTGCTCGGTAAAGCGCTCAACGACCCGGTGAAGGGCCTGACCGCGTTGACCCGCGTCGGGGTGAGCTTCGACGAGGGCCAGAAAAAGCAGATCAAGTCGATGGCCGAAGCCGGGGACAAGCTCGGCGCGCAGAAGATCGTGCTGGCCGAGGTCAACCGCGAGTTCGGCGGTGCGGCCGGCGCCGCTGCGACCCCGGCCGCGAAGCTGTCTGCCGCGTGGAAGAACCTGGAGGAGCAAGTCGGCGCGGCGCTGCTACCCATGCTAAACAGGCTCGTCGGCTACATGACCAACGACGTCGTCCCCGCGATCCGGGCGATCATCACGTGGTTCCAGGACAACAGCTCCACCATCAAGACGGTGGCGATGGTGCTGGCGCCGCTGATCGCCGCGTGGGCCGCCTACGCGATCATCACCAAGACCGTCGCCATCGCCCAGGCCATCCTCAATGCCGTCATGCTGGCCAACCCGATCGTGCTGATCGTCGTCGCGCTGGTCGCGCTGGCCGCCGCCATCGTGATTGCCTATCAGCGCTCGGCGACGTTCCGGGCGATCTTGCAGGGCGTCTGGGAGTTCCTCAAGACGTGGGGGCCGGCCATCCTCGCGTTGTTCTTCCCCGTGCTCGGCATCCCACTGCTCATCTGGCAGCACTGGTCCCAGATCATCGGGTTCCTTACCCGCGTCTGGGACACCGTGTACGCCTTCGTCAAGCGCTGGGGACCGGCCGCGATCGCCGTGCTCGCACCCTTCATCGGCATCCCCTTACTGATCTGGCAGCACTGGAGCCAGATCTCCGGGTTCGTGTCGCGGGCCTGGTCGGCGGTCAGCACGACAATCAGCCGCTGGGCCTCGTCCACCTACCACGCCGTAGTCGGCTGGGTGAATGACATCGTGTCGGCCATAGGTTCGCTGCCCGGCAGGATCGGTGCTGCCGCTGGGCGCATGGCCAGCGCCGGCAAGTCGCTGATGACCGCGCTGTGGAACGGGCTCAGGTCGATCGCCTCGGGCGCGGTCGACCTCGCGCGGGGCCTGGTCAACGCGTTGAAGGAAGGCATCAACGATCTGCTCGGGCTGCCGCTGACGGTGCCCCGCATCCGGATCGGCGCGTTCGGCCACTACGTCTCCATCGGCGGGCAGACCCTCATCCCGCGCCTCGCGACAGGTGGCCTGGTCGACGGCGAGATGATGGCCGTTCTCGGCGACAACCCCTCGGGCCAGGAGCTGGTCGCGCCGCTCGACTCCCCCAAGACAGTTGACCTCCTCGCCGCCGCGATGGGCAAGGCCCGGGGCAGCGACGGGGGCGAAGCGGGGACGTTCACCGACGATCAGATCGACCGGCTGATCGCCGCCATCATGGCCAGCCACACCCTGTCCGTCGATGGGCAGAAGCTCACCGCCGTGGTCAATACCCGCAACCTGCGCAACGGACGGTGGTCATGACCAGCCCCCTGCTGTGTGCCCCGCAGCTCAAGCAGTTCTACCTCGGCCCGGCTGGCAAGCTGCGGCTGCTGACGATGCCCGACGCCGGGTACAAGGTCACCCTGGACCAGGGCAAGGTCGACCACGCGCTGCTCGGCGGCCCGCACGCGGTGCAGCACCTCGGCAAGACGCGCCGGATCTACGAGCTGGACTTCGCGCAGCGGACCTGGGACCAGTCCGACCTCGTGCTGTCGATCTTCGCGGGGATGCTCGGCCCCGGCCCGTACTACCTGATCGACCCGGCGTTCCGGAACCTGTTGCCGGCGCACATCTCCGGTGGTGGCCAGATCGAGCAGACCAGCGTGGGGTTCTTCGTCTCGGCCGGTGGCGCGGTCGCGTTCGCCGCTCCCGCGATCACCGCACCGCCGCTGGCCCCACTGTGCGGAGTGCAGGACTGGACCACCGTCCAGAACAGCTTCCTGTGGCTCAACGCCACCGCCGCGAACATCACCGAGCCCGGCGCCCCGCCGGTGAATCTCGCCGAGCCGTTCACTGCCGCGTGCTGGCTGCGCGTCCCGGCCGGCACGACCAACGTGCAGCTCCTGGCCTACTTCACCGACATCAACGGCGCCTCGCTCGGCACGGTGTCGCTGGTCGCCTCGGCCGCCGTCACCACCACCTGGCAGCGATTCGGAGCGTCGCTGGCGCCGGGGGCCGTGCCGGCCGGCGCCGTCACCTACGGGCTAGCGCTGTCGGCACTTTCGGCCGCCCCGCCGCACGTCTACGTCTCAGCACCGGACATCCAGCAGACCACCGGCACGGTCGACCCGGCCGGGGCTGGCCCCACCGCGACGCTGGTCCCGCCGTGGGTGCTCGGGCTCGGCGTCCCGAAGCTGCTCCCGTACGGCACGATGGCCGCCAACTCAGACCGGATGTACGCCCGGCGCTCGCACATCCTGACACTCGTCGAGGCAGCATGAGGACCGTCACCCCGGCGTTCCGGGCCGCCGTCGGCAAGCCCGACACGCAACCCGCCACCAAGGTGACTGCGACGTGGCCGGCCGGTGTCGTCGGCGCCCCCACCGACCTGTCCGCCCTGTTCATCTCGATCCAGCCGCAAGCTGACCTGACCACCGACGCCCCTGCCGGGACGCGGCTCATCGCCGGCTACTCGACCCGCAACGCGTCGATGGTGCTCGGCGGTGCGATCGGCGGTGACCCGACCCAGACCGTGCAACAACTGTTCGACCCGTGGTCAACGTCGAGCCCGTTGTACGACTTCGACTGGACCGGCATCTCCGGGGTGAAGATCGTCATCGAGCAGGGCCTGCGCCTCCAGGGCGTCGTCGTCCCCGAGACGTATGTGATCATGACCGGCTACGTCGACAACTGCTCGATCAACCGCGACACCGGCGACGTCACGCTGGCGCTGCTGGACTTCCGCCCGAAGCTGTCCACGGTCCCGTCGTTGCCGATGATCCTGGCGAACACGATCTACCCGACCGCCGCGCCGGGGCTCTCGTCGCTGCCGCTGCTGGAGTACATCCTGGCCGCGAACGGCATCTACGCCTCTCCGCAGCCGCGCACGGCCGGCTCGGGTGCCGTGTGGTACGCGACGCTGCATCAGACGCTGTGGCCGCAGATCGGCTCCCCCACCTCGGCGAACTTCGAGGCCGAGTCCTACAGCTTCTCGGGGTTCCAGCCGAACTGGCTCCCCGGTAAGTGGGCCGGCGCCGCGCCGCAGCAATGCGAGATCCGCACCGCCACCACCAAGACCGTCTCGTTCGCGACAGGCCACTCAGTGCTGGGTGAGGGCTGGGCGTCGCTGTCGGGGATCATCGTCGGCGGGGGCGCCGAGATGGTGATCAGGAGCGACGCCAACAACCTGATCAACTTCAACATGGGCCAGGAAGATCTCGCCGGCCATGTCTACGCCTCGATCGATGTCGAACGGTCCGGGGTCACCGTCAGCACGGCCCACGCCATCAGCACCTCGACGGCCATCGGGTTCTTCCACCAGATCATGTACCGGGTGACGTTCACCGGCGCCACGACAGCGACCGCCGAGATCTGGATGGACGGCGTTCTCACCACCACCAACCTGACCGGGCTGGGTGCCTACGTCAGCGATGGCATCAGCGTGGAGCTGACCTCCAACGCCGGGTTGACGCTGGACACGTGGCAGTGCTGGGCCGATGACCCCACCGCTGTGCCGGTGAACTTCGTCCCGACCGCCTACCTGGACGCGTCGCTCAACCAGATGACGGCCACCCCGGACATCCGCAACGTCACCGACGCGTGGGGGCTGATCCAGCAGCTCTGCGACGCCGAGCTGGCGACGGGCGGGTTCGACGAGGATCTGATCTTCCGGTTCACCAACCGCTACAACGTGCCCGGAGTGGCCGGGGCCATCGTCACATCGTTGACGCAGATCAAGGATCTATCCCACGAGGTCAACGAAGCCAACCGCGCACGCACGGTCACCGCGTCCTGCACGCCGTTCGCGGTCCAACCGATCGCCGTGGTGTGGCAAGCCACCGAGACATATTTGGTCCCGGCCAAGGGGTCGATCACTTTCTTCGTCACCCTGAACGGGCCGACAGCGTTCGTCCCGAACGGCGGGGCGATCCTCGGCAACGCCCAGAACCCGATCGCCCAGCTCGGCGGGGTCAACTCCTACCGGGGCAACACCAAATCCGACGGCACCGGCCCGGACACCGACACGATCAACATGACCGTGGTGCAGCTCGACTCGCAGACCGTCAAAGTCACCCTGGCCAACCCCGCCAGCCACGCCACCTACATGGTGTCGCCCAGCATCTACAACGACTACCCCGTCGGGACGCCCTCGATCTGGCTCATCGGTCTCCCCGTCAACGGCGGCCCGCTCGTCCCGCAGGGCACCTCTTCGATCACGGTCAGCTCCAGCTATGGCTCGGGCCTGCCGGCGCTGTCCCTGCCTGATTCGCAGTGGCGCCAGGACCAGGACACCGTGCAGACCCTATGCACCGACGTCCTCGCCGACCTGGTCGTGCCGCGCCCCATGTTCGTGCAGTTCACCATCGTCGGGGACAGCTCACTCCAGCTCGGGGACCGCATCACCGCGCAGGACCGGGGCGAGCTGGCCAGCCTCGGCAACCCCGCCCGATCCCCGGCCATCCTGTCCGATGACCTGATCATCACCAGCATCCATCCGACGGCCAGCAAGGACGGCGGGTTCGTCCAGGACATCACAGCCCGACTTGTCGGCCGGCCCCGGCAGTGGATCCTCGGCGTGGCCGGCCGCTCCGAGCTCGGCACGACCACCTACATCTGAGAGGAGGCACGGTGACCTACCCAGCGGTACCGCTACCCAACCAGTGGACGAACGCGTTCGTCAGCGAGACCGACATGTTCAACCGCATCGACGTGCCTCTCAATGCGATGGGCGACGCGATCTCGCTGTGGGGCAAGGGCCTGCCGGAGTTCCGGGCGATCGGCGCCGTCAACCCGGCCGCGCTCGACGCGAACATCGGGTTCAACATCATCGTCGCCGACTTCGTCGACTCGTGGAACGGCACCGGCTCAGGGTGGGACGCCGTCAACAAGCGGTACGTGGTGCAGAAGGACGGGCTGTACGCGGTGCAGGCGGGCTGGTCGCAAGCCTCGGCCGTGGCCGGGGTGCTGGAGCTGCTGACGTTCCCAGCGCCGCGCAGCGGCATCATCTTCTCCGGGCAGATGGGCGCCGCCGCGAACTTCGGCCAGGACATCGACACCACCGACAACTTCGTCGCCGGGGCGCAGATCGCGCTGCGGATGCGCGGCGCGCTCGCCACCGCCGCCACCGTCGCGAGCCAGACCCTCACCTACCTGTCGATCATGATGATCGGCTACTGACATGGTGTTCCCCGCCACCCCGCTGGCCGACCAGTTCAGCCACCCGACCAACCCGCGTTCGGTGCTGGAGGACGCCACCGCGATGCACAACGCGACCGACGTGCAGCTCAACTTGTTGCGGACGTGGATGTTCGGGATGCCGACGCTGAATCTGGCGCGGCTGAGGGTGTCGCATCGGGCAGCCGGCGCCACGGCGATCGCCGCGAACGCCACGATCAAGTTCGACACCACGCTGGTCGACTCGGCCGGGGGCTGGAGCGTCACCACGGGGCTGTACACCGTCCCTGCCGGTGGCGGACTGTTCCTGCTCACCGCGTATTCCACGCTCGCGACCGCCGTCAACTACCGGCTCTACGTGTCCGGCGTCCCGAACACGTTCGGGAGCGTTAACATCAGCGGCACCGCGATCCAGAGCATCGGCCGGTCCAGCCGCGTGCGCCTCACCCCGGTCCGGTTCGCCGGTGGCGAAACCGTCGGCGTGCGGGTCACCGCCGCGATCAGCATCGAAGGCATCACCACCGCCGGCACTGAGAAGAACCGGTTCGAACTGATCCAGGTGGGCCGCTGACATGCCGCTACGACAGACCCAAGGCAACCCGTCCCTACCCGACCCGCTGCTGGCAGGAACCCAGTGGCATAAGGGCGAACCGATCAACGACGTCAAGCTCCATCAGCGGATCGACCTGCCGCTCAACCAGCTCGGCGACGTCGCCCGGGTGCACGGTTCGAACTGGGTGTCGTTCCGGGCGACCAAGACAGGTGCGACCACCGGGTCGGCGACGGTGGGCGCCGCGTACATCCCCTGGACGACGATCGTGGAGGACACCCACAACGGCTGGCAGCCCCTGGACAACACCTTCCACGTACCGGTGACCGGGCGGTACCTGATCAGCGCGAGCTTCGCGCAGTCCACCGTGATCGCCTACCAGATGTGGCTCGACGGCGGCCACTCCAGTGATCAGCAGTGGCCGATGAAGACTCCCGTCTGTGAGGCGATCGCCGGTGGGGGCTGCCAGATGTCCGCGATCATGGACCTGTTCACGTTCTTCGACATCGGGGTGCAAATCAGCGCGACAGCCACCGCCCTGTCGGCGGACTCGTGCTGGCTCGCCGTCCAGCAGATCGGCTGGCTGACATGAGTGGAGACCGCCATGCTGCTGGCCGAGAGCCCCGTCACGACCTCGGGCATCTGGGGCGTCGTCGGCGTCATCGCCGCCGGGGTGCTCGCGCTGCTCGCGGACTGGACGCGCAAGCGGTTCGGGTGGGGCGCCAAGACGGAACCGCCCGAGCCCAGCGAGAAGGTCGCCGCCAACGCCGCGTCGCGGGAGATCTTGACCTGGGCCGACGAGCACGTCATCCAGCCGATGCGCCGGCAACTGCACGAGATGGGCGACCGGGTCGACGCCCTCCAGGGGCAGTTGGATCGCCGTGAGGATGAGCTGGGCGAGGCCCGTGCGACCATACGTGAGCTTCGTCAGCAGCTCGCGTTCATGGAACAGCAACTCACTGACAGACAAGGTCAGATCACCGTGCTGCTCCAGCAGCTAGGAGACCGGTATGGAGCCGCGAGACACGACCGACCCGGACAGGGGTCTGGACCTGCTCCAGGAGTACGCCCAGACGCAGGCAGTCCCGAAGGCGACCCGAGTGGGGCAGCAAGCGGCACTGCGCCGCCGTAACCGCCGCCGCGCCCTCACCGGCGGGTTCCTGATCGCGCTGTCCATCGCGCTCGCGATCTTCATCTACAGCCAGGTCGATCACGGCAACCAGCTCATCGCCGGCAAGCGCACCGCCCAGGGCGCAGCGGCCACCAACGGCGCGCTCGCCTCGCAGGGTGTGGACGTCGCTGGGCAGATCAATGAGGCGTGCAAGACGCCGGCCGGCCGGGCGAAGGTGGCCGCGCTGGGGATCTCGTGTGAGCAGGCCAGCCAGCTTGCGACGGCGGCCCCGATCCCGGTGGCCGGCCCGGCTGGCTCACCTGGTGCCCAGGGTGTCCCGGGGCCGCAGGGACCGCCCGGCCCGTCGGGTCCGCAGGGCATCCCCGGCGCCCCGGGCGCGGCCGGAGTGAACGGTTCGGGCGGCACGGCGGGGCCGCCCGGCGCGAACGGGGTCGACGGCGCCTCCGGCGAACCGGGTGCCGCCGGGGCCGAGGGCAGCCCAGGAGCGCCCGGCACACCCGGGGCGCCCGGTGAGCCAGGCCCGCAGGGTCCGCAAGGCGAGGTCGGCCCCTCGGGGCCGGCAGGCCCGGCCGGGCCGCCATGCCCAGACGGATACACCCCGAGCGCGCAGCCACAGCTCGACGGAAGCTCGGTCATCGTGTGCAGCTCACCACCACCGGGCCCCACACCGACGCCCTGACCTGGACAACACGTGCCACCCTGGGCCGACAACCACCCGAGGGAGCCGCACTGATGAGCCTGCCCGCAGGAACGCACGGCATCGACAGCGCCACCGCTGTCAACGCCCACGCCGCCCACGCCGCCGGAAGCCGATTCCAGGTCCGGTACTCGGCCGGCGCCGCCAGCTCACCGTCGAACCCGAGCCACGGCAAGAACGCCTACAAGCTGCTCAAGCCCGGCGAGCTCAAGGACATCGTCGCGGCCGGTGAACTGTTCATCGCCAACGACGAGTGGTACGCCAACCGCACCATCGAAGGCGCACCGGCCGCCAAGCAGGACGCCCCAGTGACGCTGGACTTCTGGCGCAGCAACGGGCTGGCCAAGGGCTCGACGATCATGCTGAACCTCGACACCGCGTACGACTCCTCCAAGCTCGGCGCGATCGAGGCGTACATCGACGAGACCAACAGCATCTGGGGCGGGTACTACCACGCCGACGGCTTCTACGGGCCGCTGCCCCTGGTGGTCGCCCTGTCCAAGACCGGGCGCACGAAGCACGGCTGGATCCCCGGCGCGTCGTCCTGGTCGGTCGCCAAGCAGCTCCTCCACGACCTCGGGATCAGCGCACCGCCCGCCGTCACCACCTGGGACCTTTGGCAGCCGACGCCGACACAGCTCGCCCCGGCGATGAAGTTCCTGCTGTCCAAGATGGGCGGGCACAAGCTGACCTCGTGCATCTGGCAGACCGGCAACGGCTGGCCCCAGCTCGGCCAGGTCGACGAGGACGTCGTGCTGATCCCCGGCCCGCTCGGCGCGCACCAAGAGCAGGGAGCCGCACCGGTGAAGCCCACCCCACCGCCGGTGAAGCCACCGGCCAAGCCGACGCTGCACCGGCCGTGGCCGGGCTACATGCACCCGGGCAACTACTTCGGGCTGATCACCGGCCCGGCTGTGAGCCACGGCGGGTACTACCCGGCCGAGCGTGGCGACGTGAAGGCGATCCAGCAGCGGCTGATCACCCTCGGGTACGTCCCCGGCGTCCGGAACCCGGCCGACGGTTGGGCGGATGGCCTGTTCGAGCGGCCCACCTTCGATGCGGTCGCCCGCTGGCAGCACGCCCACTACGCCGCGTCCACGTCGCTGTACGGGCAGGTCTGGTCTGACGACTGGGCTCATCTATTCACCTACTGAGAGGCCGAGCCATGCTCGACAATGCCGTCTCGAACTTCCTGATCAGCGCCGTCCGCACCGGCGTCCCGATGATCGTCGGGTGGCTGTTCGCGCTCCCGGTCGTGCCGCCGGTGCTGTCCGGTCTGGGCATCGACACCGAACGCGCCACGCAGATCCTCTCGCCGCTGCTGGGGTTTGCCCTGGCCTACGGCTGGTGGCT